CCAGCCTGCCTGATTTGCGCGCGTGAAGGTATCTTGTGATGGAGTAGTAGTGGTGGTCATCGACTACGAACTCCTGGCTGTCGCCGCATCTCATTCATTTGATGCGTGAACAGCACATCGCCCACCTTGCGCTTATCCAGGTTGATATCAGCCGCCTGGAGTTGCACCACGACGGTGCCGCGATTGGCACTCAGTGCCAATGTTCCACCCTGAATTGCCAGTGAGGTACCCTGGATCACTTGCGTGCCCGAACCTGAAAACGGGTTGGCGCTCAGTGCCAGTGCTTTCGCGACCTGGAGAGAGGCTCCGGCGACTCCGGGAACACCCGCTTGAATCCCCTCGATAAGCCCTAGCATCAATGATGGCATCCATGTATCTGCGCGACTTGCTGGACCATTTTTCGGTGGGGTAAAGGTGCTGTGGTGAAAGCCCAACGCATTGGCGATGGCGGCAGCGGCATTTCCCACGGCATTTCCCAACGCACCCAGCATAGAATTTATCCCGTCTATAAGCCCTTGTAAAATACTTCTTCCCCAGCCAAGCGCCGACCTTGCAAGCCCGGAGAAAAAATTTCCAATCCATGACATCAGCCCGTTGAATATGTCGTGGACATGCGTCCCCAGCCAATCGAAGGCTCCCCCAACTGCATTTTTTGCCTGGTTGGCGTGCGTCCCCAACATGGAGAAAAAATTGCCCGTAACTGAACCTGCGCCATCACACCAGCCTCTAACATGTGTGCCCAACCAATCAAAAGCGCCTCCGACCGCATTTCTGGCATTATTTGCGTGCGTCCCCAACATCGAAAAGAAATTTCCTGTGGTCGATCCAACCGCGTCACACCACTCCTTCACGTGGGTACCAAGCCAATCAAAAGCGCCTCCCACGGCATTTTTTGCGTCATTTGCGCGAGTACCGATCATGGAGAAGAAATTGCCTACTGCCGTGCCAACCGCGCTGCTCCATTCCCTGATATGGGTACCAAGCCAATCAAAAGCCAGCCCGATCTTGGTTTTGACTGTGTTGACCGCATCAACCATAGCTTTCCAGTAGTAGTTGTGGTTATAGAGCCAGTCAAAAAACTGTGCAATAGCCTTGATAGCATTTGCGCCAAAGTTATGGATAGATGTGCCGAGCCAACTGAACCAGCCTCCAACCGTCGTGACAGCATTGTGTGCCTGCGTTCCTAACCAGGAAAACCACCCGCCGATCGCGTTTTTGACTCCGGTAACAAAGTTATGTACGTGGGTACCGAGCCAGTCGAACCAGCCACCCACGGTATTTTTGACTCCAGTAGCAAAGTCACGCGCCTGCGTACCGAGCCAACTGAACCACCCGCCGATCGCAGCAATAACCGCATGGGCAATGGACCCCAACCCAGAGAATACACCACCGACCCAGGACATAATTTGTCCCCAATGTTGGATGACCAGGATAATGATGCCGATCACGATCACGATGGCCAAAATAATGAGATAGACTGGCCAGAATGCGATGACATTTTCGACCGCAAGGATTCCGACCTCAATAACCCACAGCACGAGCGCTGGGATAATAAGGGAGAGAATGACCAGACCGAGCGTGATCAGCGCCGCCTTGAGCAGATCCATCGCAATTTCGTTATTTTTAAAAAACGAGACGAGCGCAGATCCCACATTCACCAGGAACGTGATAGTGTTGACCAATCCTGCCAGGATATTCTTGACGATTCCGCTATCAATCACCCACTGCAAGAACCCGGCGATGATCGGCATGAGGACCGCCATCAATTGCTGGAAGATGGGCATCAACTGTGTGCCGAGTTGAATCATGAGAGCGCTGAACATGGCCTTGGCTCGGTCCACCTGCACATTCATGTTGCTAAGCGCGACTTCCCATCCGAGCACACCGCTCTTGCTGCCCTTCATCGCATTCGAGACGGCGAGCGAGTTGGCTGAAAAGTCTTTCATGTGGGTGCCGGTCAGGGATAGGGCAGCCTGTAAGCTACGCGAACCACCAATCATGTCACTGAGTGCATTGTTGAATGGGACACTGCCCTCCGGTCCCGCCTTTTTTGCGGCATCGATCACCATCTGCAGGGCGCCTGGCAAGGATATCTTCATTTCGTTGGCGACGGCAACACTACTCAAGCCAAACTCGGTCATGGCGTTCTTGGCCTTCGCAGTCGGATTCTCCAACGACGCCATCATAAAGCGCAGCGAGGTTGCTGCTCTGGTTGCCGGGATACCTGCGTTGGTCATGGTGGACATGGCCCCGGCAACGTCGGCAAAGGAGATGCCCAGATTTTTCGCGATTGGCAGGAGCGGCCCCATGGAGTTCGAGAGTTCTTCCAGGGTGATCTTGCCGCGCTGTACCGCCACGGTGTACCCATTCATGAACTGTGTGGCGTTGAACTGGGACGTGCCATAATCGGTCATGGCGGTTGTGAGCGCCTTGGCGACATCAACCATCTTGGCCTGCTCAACAACCGACCCCTTGGCGGCGACGGAAAGCGTATCGACTGCCTGTGCGCCTCGCTGACCACTGGAGATAATCTGATACATCGCGGAGTTCAACCCATCGGTCCCTGAGGTCAGCACGCCCGTTGCAGTGGAGACGGCAAGGATAGATTGACCCATTTTTGTCATGTTGTCGGTCATGTCACCCGCTCCTGTGACCAGTCGATTCAGTCCCTGTTGGAAATCACCCGCTGCCTTTACTGCTACCACGCCGAGCGCAATCGAAACCCCCACTGCGAGCGTGCCCAAAGCTGCACCCAAACCAAGCAAGCCCATGCCCAGCCCTTGTGCACCTTGCTTGATAGCATCCATGCCGATGGTGCCAGACGTGCCCAGGTTCTTGAATCCAAAGCCAAGATTGCCAACCGAGTTGCTTATCCCGCTAAAAATACCCCTGATCGTGCCGCCCATGGCACTGATCAGTCCGGTAGCCTGCCCAGTCTGAGCGGTAACCAGCAATTTGAGCGCGATGTCCCCCGCTGCCATGCCCGCTCCTTTCCGTTAGCGTCGATACGACTCAATTTCTGCCTGTTGGTCTGCGTTAATTTGCGCCTCTGCTGAGTGGCGGGCAGCCCACACCGCACGCTGTATGAGCACCTCGCGTAGTGGCGCTGCCTGGTAGCCCCAATAGCCGCCGAACAGTGGATACAATTCGGCTCTTACGATGGCTTCGGGGACAGGCTCGTCTCGACCCAACTTGTTGAGGAATGCCCGTTCGCAGACGCGAAAAAATCTTCCTGTTCCTCCTCCGTCATGGCCTGTGCAAGTTCATCGCAGCGTTCCAGTAGCGGGTTGCTATAGTTGGCTGGCAGTCGCCTGATGGCCTGTGGGGTCACATCGACCTTGCGCCCATTCACGGCGAGCGTCCAGTCCACAATCATCCGTTCCAGCAACTTCAAGCGCCCGCTGCCCGCCTGAAAAGTGGGATTCCCTTTCTTGTCTGTGGTCGTGGCGGCATTGCCCACGGCTTCCTGATCGCCCGCACTGAATGACCCACGCAGGATAACCAATTCGTGCGCGTCCCATCCCCATTTCTTACGGAAGATTTTCGCCCCAACGGGATCGCCCTCGTCGTTGGGCACCACAATGTTGGCTACCTGATCAAATGCACCCATGTGCGCCTCTTTCTCTATCAATGGATGTGCTTATACGTTATAGTTCGGGGGATTCCTCGTAACGATCACGAGCGAGTATGATCCACCAATCACCGGGTCATACTCGCAGCGCAGTTTGGGCTTGGCGTAGACATTGGCCTTGCTCGGCTCTGCCTCTTGCGCGTATGTCTCATAGCGGACAGGCAGAGTCCAGGTCCAGCCCTTGGCGTAGAACACACCACCTGTGAAGCCAATTGGCTCGCCGATCAATGCCACAACCAGATATTGCTTGAGGTTGGTGCGCTCCTGCTCATATTGCAGCAAGTTCACGATGTCGGTGTTGATGTCTACAGTGCATTCAGGTTTACCTGCATAGATGCGCGTCCATTCCTGCTGGTTGTTGTAGGTCCAGTGCGCCTCACTCGGCGTCTTGAGGGCAATTTTGATCTCACCTTCCGGGTCGGTGTAGACGGTAGTCTGCGCGGTGCTGGTGATTGGATCAACATAGACCTGTGTCTGCCAACCAGCGGCTGGCATGTCGGACAATGGTACGCCGAGGGCTGCCACGCGGGACACATTAAGCGGGTTGGTGGTTCTATCGCCGATCGGGAGCTTATCCTGACAAAGCCCCTTCATGGTGAGTTTCGCCTCGCCGCTCGGGTTTACAGAGAAGTCCGAGTCGGTTGCGCAGAAGCCGGGATGGATCCAGGATGCCGAGCCATCAAAGTGCTCAACGGCAAGTGAGGAGCGCGTACCCTCAGAAGTGACTGTACCCTTCCATCCAAAGACACCAGTGATGGTGATTGAGGTAGCGTTTATAGTGCCGCCTATGCTCGTGATGGTGCTGTAGACGTTGGCGCTGTAGAATGTCCCGTTGCCGGTGATGGTCACGACCTCCTGGACGCTCACCCCGTAGGATATGCCCACGATCGTGATGGCAGGACTGGCAGTGAAGCCGGTTGCTACGATGATCAGTTTCATGCCTGGCGCAGTCGGCTGGCCTGCGACGGTCATGCTTGCCGTGATGGTGGCTGTTGCGACGACGGAAAGAGGTGAGGCTGGCAGGGTTGCCCAGGACGGTGAGCCGCAGTTCGCATAGACCCAGTACTCGTCCAGGTCGCCGTACCAGTCGGCGTCAAACGCGCTGATCTCGGCCTTGACTTCCGTAGCAATCAGCTTTTTGTCGCGCGACATCAGGCCGCTGAACTCGTTTGGTGAGTAGCGGCCCATCGGGTTGTTACTTTTGAACGCGGTGGTGGGCGCGTTGTACTTGGCCCCCTGCACACCCTTAACGGTGAGTTGCGCACCAGTCATGCCGCCGGTGGTCGTGATGTTGGTGATGGCCGTGTAGGTGTTGGCCGAGACGTACTCGAAGTTGGCAAGCGCTGGAGACTGCATTTGCTGCAAGGTCGGCGCGGGAATGTTGACGGTCTCCGTGTTGCCTGGTGTGCCGGTGCCATTTATAGTGAAGCTGCCGCTGGTGAACCATCCGCTGAAGATGACATGCAGCCTCATCCCAGTGCTGCCAGTAGGCGCGGTGATGCCAACGTTTGTGGCAATGGCGGTCACCGTGGCGAGCAAGGTTACTTCACCGATGGCGGCTTCTACCATAACCCCCGTGGTGCCCTTGGCCGATGTTGGAGTAATGGGCATATCTTCTTCTCCCTATCACCCCCTGCTCAATCAATCCGCTGCCGGAATTTCGCCCCCTGTATATCCGGCGTGATGCTCAAGGTACGCCTTGACGACGGTCTCTTGACCTTGAGGGAGCCACCCACAAACCGATTGATTGAGCACGAGATACAAAAAGATGCTATTGTTTGGCCTCGGCAACCTGCTCTGGCTCTGATGGTTTTGTTTCATCCTCCGGTGCTGTTGCCGAGGCGTCGGCAGTGGGCGCATCATGTGGAGGCTGCTCCAGTGGCAGAATGTCGGTCGTGCCATCCTCGTTGACAGTGACTCGGCAGTTTGCAAACTGGCCTGGTACACCGGGAATAACGCCCGGCTCGCGAAAGATCCATGTAGTCATGAGATAACTCCCGGTGGTGTGACCACCGTCCATTCCTGCCTGGTCGTCACGGTTATGAGATGCGCCTTGACGTTTTGTCCATTTCTTACTACCTGCCAGAAGCGCCCGCTCTTTGGCTTGAACTCGGCATGAAATAAGTTAGAGACGCCACCACCAAGCAGGGCATGCGTCTGGAGGGGAATCACCAACTGATCGCGCGCTTTGTAGATCTGCCTGGCCAGTGTGGGCGTTTCCAGACTACACATGCTCAAGACATACCAGTCCTGCTCATCCCAAATGCGCCCGCCAAATCCGCGTCGTTCGCTATCATCTGCGTTGCCGTAGACCTCCACGACTACGCCGCCATCGCTGATCTGTCCGACGACATCCATAATCAGTTCCATCTGCGCGACTTTGTAGACCAGCGTCGTATCGGGATATCTGAGTGCTGCGAGATAGGCGACCAGCGCATCTCCCACAGCCAACGTGTTGGGCGCTAAAGTGGCAGGCATTTACAACCCTCCCAGTGCAGCCATGGTGTGTTCTTCCATGATTGCGAGAATGAGATCCTCGTTTTCGTCGATGGCTGGCTGCAGGTAGGGCCTGGCCCTGTCATTCATTGGCCGACCAATGGCATCCAGGCCACCACCCCCGCCTAACTCTCGGCGGCGCCCATAAGGTACACCGACAGTAAGCGCGATCTCCTCTGGACTCACTAACTCAAAGCCAATCGAACTGGCGAGTTTGCCGGTCGGATTGTCGAATACGGCCCACGTATTCATCTGTGCAGCCGTCACGAGCATTGTCCCAGTTCCCGCGAGCATCGCGACCGTTTCCGGCTCCATGAGTGCCCTGAAGCCCTCTATCTTTGCCAGAGTCGCCAGGGATGGCATGTCCATCATTGCCGAGAAATTGATCATGCGCCACCTCGCTGCGGGAAGCGCGTCACCGTTACCCGACGCAGCACCTCAAACGTACTGGGGTCTTTCACGTCGAAAACCCGGTAGGTGATGCCGTTGATGATTAACCGGTCAGGGCTACGTACATCCGTATTGCGTGGCAGTAGCACGGTCTTGAGCACTGCACCGGTCACCTCGTCGGCAACGTCTTTCTCGTCTGTTCCAGGCCCTATAATGGCGCATGGTACCTGCTCACTTGCGGTGACGGTCGTCCACGCCGAATTGACTTCGCGCTGAATGGCACAACTATCCGTCAGGACGTTGATGGACATCCAATCGCTGACGGTTTGGAGTTCCGATGCATTTACTGCTGGCATGTGCTCATCCCTTCGCCATATAATCCAACGCAGTGGGAGCCAACGATGGACCCCCATTGCCCGTGCGATCACCATTGCCCGCATCAGAGCGGATTATGGTGAGAGTCCCGGCACGTTGCTGAAGCCTATAAAATTTAGCCAGATCGGTCAGGGCTTTGTGCGCCTGGTTGCGTTGCAGTGATTGTCCATCGACGTTGACGCTATAGAGAAGCGCCCATTTCGCCGCCCATCGCTGAAGCAAGTCAGCAGCACTCCGATAGATATCAAATGATTTGCCCGTGATGTAGACTGGCGGCAGCGTGCTTGTAGCAAAGGTAAACGAACCGGCAATAGGTTCAGTTGACGCCGGAGTAACAGGTGCGGTCAGATACTGATTGAGTACATAATCCGTCTCCCAATCGGTCCATCCATCCGAATAATAATTCAGATACTGGATGGTCGAACCTGTGTACGTGGGCTGTCCAACCAACGGTACATTCACCAGATCTGCTCGTCCTGCATCGAGCACGTCTTGAATATCCTGGTCGCTGAAAATCTGGCCAGAGCCCGCAGCGAGCGTATCATTAATGAGCAACCTCACCCGGAGGATGAGACTGGACATCGTTCCGCGTACTGCCATTCTATAGGCTCCTTTTCGTTGCTATCAGTTACTTGTCCTGCATATGGTCCCAGGTATGGACCCCACCAGTTGCTGAGTGAGGCACGGCGGTGTATTTCTTTGGCTCGCCACCCTCGCCAACGGTCAAATCAGCGAAATCCCCATCGAGTTTGTCAATGGTCGCCTCGTGCTGCTGTCCACTTTGACTGGTGTAGTGGACCTTGTGTCCCGGCTCGGTATGTTTGCCGTTGACTTCATGTCCAGGTTTGGCAGGTTGACCCTGGCCGGACTGTGCATGCTGTTCAGGATGATCTTTTTGTTCTGGCATGGTTATGCTCCTTATCTGAAGTAGGCCCTACTTATGGGCGAGCTAACAACAGGTCTGAAAAGTACGTTATTGTCGGGGTTGAGCCAGCTCCTGCGAATGTTGCGGTTAATCTGATCTGCGTGCCATTAGCCACGCTGGTAGGGCTGATATCAAATGGCAGGAAGATCTCCCCGGACTGTGCGGTTGTTGACAGGTTAATGACAACCGCCAACGACGTGGGAGTCCAGAGTGTGGGGACGCCGTCATAACACACGTCAACTTGGAATGTGACGCTATTGCTACCCGATGCGTTTGTCGCAGCAGAATAGATCACACGTGCTTTCAGTCCACGACGTGGAGTCCCGCCGGGTAGGATCAGTGCCGCGCCTGAAAAAGTGGCAACCTTGGTTACGCTGGCTTGTAGAGCTGTAAGAGCGTCTGCGGGCATGATTTATACCCCTTTCGCCGGTGTTGAACCGGTGTCACTAGCAGGTGCTACGGGTGCGCCACCTGACTGATTGGCTTTGAGCGCAGCGTCTTCATCGTCCCGTTTTTTCTGGAGCGCCTCGGCGTCGGCTTTGATCTGGGCGTCCTCGGCAGCGCGGGCGTTGGTAAGTGCTGCCTGCTGCTCTGACGTGCGAGTCTGGGCATCCTCGGCGGTACGAGCTTTTGCCCGTTCGTCAGCGGCTGTTTTGAGTTCGTCATCTTCGTCAGCGCGTGCCTTTTTACGCGCCTCTGCGGCAAGGCGTACATCTTCCTGAGCAGCGTCCAGTCCATGAGCGTGTCCCAGGTGAACAAGGAGGTCGGTCAGGAAGCGCCCGAGATGGAAGTCTTGCTGGCTGATCGCTGCTGCCTGCGCACGCAGTCCCGCAAAGTCCTCAGGTGACATCTTCATGTCAGCCTTTGGCGCAGATTTGGTCTCCTCTGATTGGGCTGGTTTGTTTTCCTGATCCTGTACTGGCGTGTTGTCCGAGGTGCCAGGATCAACCGGGGAATCTTTCTTTGCCATTGCTGTATCCTTTCGCCTACGACATTTTGATCCCGTAGATACGGCCCAGAGAGCGTGTTGACTGGTTCATGAGCCCCACACTCCAGTCGATCAGCGTTCGATAGATCACGCCGGAATTCAAAAGGCCCAGATCCTGCACGTTGATGTCATCGAACTGCCACCCGAAGAAATGGTCAGTACCGTAATTGACCCCATACACACTGGAATAGGTGCCGCCTGTATCTGCAAGCCCGGTGGAAAGCTCGGTATTGGTGATAATCCTTGTAGCCTGATCAGCCTTATAGCCGATATCCCGAATAACCGCACCTTTGTACATCTCGACGGTACGGTTGAACTGATCTTTGGTGATGTCAAAGCCGCCAGAGGTACCCATCAGGCGAATAACGAAGGGAATGCGCCGTCGCATGACCTCATTCATATAGAGGGTTACGCCCTCCCCTGAGGGGGAATCAACAGACCAAAGGAGTTGATCAAGAAATTCGAGGAATTTATTCGCGGTGGCTTGCGTGGCTGCCGCTTGCGTCAGATCGACACCGCCGCCGTTAACCAGGTTTTCGGGCCTGACGCCAAAGGTGCCACCGTTCGCGATACGGTACTTCAATCCTACGGGTGCATTTACGTCGCCGGTGATGTGGTCATTGGAGATGAACTTATAGTTCACGTCGTAAGTGAGCGCCTTTAAGTAAGCGCCAACCTGCATGGCACGCGGGTCCATGATAGCGTTCTCGTCCTGCACATACACCTTGTCTACATCGATGCTGTTGCGGATAAGATACACCTGCTCCTGGTAGGCAGTAGGAGTGCCCTTGGTAGTCACTGGCTCAGCGTTCAGCGGGCTCCAGTTTATTGAGGGGAGGTTGCCCTCAAAGCGTACACCGCTGGCCACGAGGCTTTTTTTGCTGAGAAGTGGAATGTCCTGAATGACGTTATCATTCTGAATCAGACTATATGTTACTGCTCGCACTGCTGGACTATTGCTATTAAGCGCGTAGTCAGCAAGGTTTGTCGCGTTAGCGGATACTGCCATAATGCTACTCTCAATCACCCTCTGCACAAGCACTCCCCGTAGCGAGTGACTGAGCACAAAGTACTAAAAGTTCAGTTGTTCGTTTTTAACGGGACCATTTCAGGTCTTCAAGTGTTATCTGCTTCCCAGGTGCCAGAGTGCCAGGCGGAAGTATGTTCGTGCGTCCTGGATTGCCAACAGGAGTATAAGGGACAGCGGACGCAGCACTCGGCGCTGGAGCGGGTGTTGCGAGCACAGGTGGTTCAGCGGCTTGGGGCGCAAAGATCGGATGTGCCTTGATCAATGCCTCAAACGCCTTATCAAGGTTGGTGGGCATCCCATCATCGCCAATTTCGAGTTTATCTTTAATAGCTAGCGCCGCAAGATCGGGGTCAATAATCCCCTTTGCGAGTGCCGCCATTTTTATTTCTGCAAGGATTACTCGTTGCTGAACCTGCTGAGTTCGCTGCTCTGCTTCGGCTGCACGCTTTTCTGCCTTTGCAACTTCCGCCTTTGACCGCTCAACATCGTCGAGTGTCGCCAGGCGTTTTGTTTCTTCGGCGTCCTCGAATGCTTTGAGCCGCTTACGCAGATTGACCGCTTCTGAGCGCAGTTTGCGTGCTTCTTCCAGGGATATGGTTTCTGTGCCGTCACCCGCCAGGGGTTCAGGGTTGGCCGCCAGGGCCGGGGCTGTCACAGGAGTAGCCGCCGGGGCTGCTGATGTGGTTGGATCATTTGTTGCCATTAGCGTACATTATTCCTTTGCTCTTGTCAATGATAGTCGTCAATCCGCTTTACTATTTCGTGGATAACGCGCCCGAGTCCTTGTGGCTTATCGGCTCATTCCACCATTTCATGTGGTGTCTCCTTATTGCCACGCGTCATTCCTGACGAGATAGCCCCATAACTTCTTGATATGACGAGCGTCGGCAAGGGCATTGTGCTGTCCCCCTTCTTGTGGTGGTAACTCTTCGTCAAAGATACTGCGCTCATCGAGAACGTGTTGGAGGTCATGAATGTAGTGAGGCCAACCTCGCGGTAAATCCATCATCGTGCCAAACAATTGGCAGAACGCAACCCAATCATAGCCAGCGCACCATCCCCACAATTCAAATCCGTCGCTCGGATTGAAGAATACACTAACATCATGCTTCATCTGTTCCCGTGTACGCCATGGGCAATTATGGACAAGACCGCGTTGTCGGTCTACGCATTGACCATACCTTTGGTGCTCAGCCCTATCAGTGCGATAAAGACCAGATATCCCCAGCACTGATGCATGTGACGACGGACAGGTCAATAGATGAGTAAGCATGTTTTCCTTCACCCATACAGAGGCTTTTCGGTGGTCAAACTCAACCGATTGGGCATAGTATTCTCTGCCATCCTCGCATACAATTCCGATGCTGACCAGGTCGATCTCGCGTCCGGTATCGATGAACTCTGTGTCAATGAAGTAACGCATCGTTTTATTGGTCCTCCCCAAAGTCTTCCGCAATCACCGTGATAAGCATGGCGTTGCCGCCAGCAGGGTGTGTAGTCGTGACAACATTGAATAGCCGAACTTCGTGACCCAGATGTTCCACCATCAATGCGAGTACTTTGTCGATAGTTCGCTTGATTGATTCCGGATCAAACTCACACGTTCCAGTCGCGTGATAACGTTGGCGCATCCTACCGCTCCGTCATCCGTCGCACTGCCGCCAGTCCGTTTTGATATGCCCTTGTGGTTGCCTGCATCAGGTCAGCGTATGCCTGCCGCAGCGCAAATACCTCGCCAATGGCATCTTCCAGGATCTGCGGGCTGTCATCGTCCTGCGGGCGGCGTTGTCCACTGGCAAGCAATGCCAACGCCCTGCGCATCTCGTCCTCAGTGCGCCTGCGCTGGATTGGCGCAACACGGACAGTATCACCTCGCAGATCGGCTATGAGCATGTTGGAGGTGAGCAGTTGCGTGCGCAGCGTCTGGACCTGATCGCTCAGGGTGTTGATGTCGTGCCGCAATCCGCCTAGCCATTCATCTGAGGTTGGCGGTTCTATCTTTACGTCTTGCATGGTACTCGCTTTCTTTAGTTGTGGCCTATGTCGTGATCGTGCTGGCTTTTTGTTAGCGGGCAATGCCAGTGGTGAGAGTGGTTCAATCTCGTTTGTCACGCGTTGACCCTTTCTCTGTAGCCATGTTTAGCGATTCCAGATACATGCTCATGTGCCTCTCGTTCTGTTTCTCGGTGTAAGCATTCACTCGCTCTATACTGGCTTTCTGCCAATCAATCCAGTCCTGGTTCTGTTCGAAAAGTCGCTGGCTGTGGCTTTTGTCCCACTCCCTTGTTTCTTTGTTGACTTGCTCAACCTCCGTGCGCCACTGTACGTTCATTTCAACCCACTTGCGGTTGATAGCGTTGCTCTCCTCTAATGCAGAGGCAATCCGCTCCAAATAGTCGGTCCACTCAAGTTTATCGCTCATGTATCGCTCGCTTTCTCAGATAAACATAGTCCAACAATCATATCTACCGCTTTGGCAAGTGTGCGACCCATCTCAGCATCCATCACGACCTTGCCGTCTTCACGTACTTCAAGCGGTTCAACGTCTACCCAGGATGTGCCATTGAACTTTTGCAGCGTAGCACTTCGTATTTTGCCATCACTGGTGAACGTCGTTATGCGATACATCTACGATCCCCTCTTCTTCGCTGGTACTTTCTTGAGTCGTGGATTCTTCTTCTTTGCCGCATGTGATGCGTTGCGCGTGCTACTCGCCAGGATAGCGCCCGCTGCTTTCATCGATACTCCGGATTTGCGGGCTATGCTGGCCTGTGCGCCCTTAAAACCGGGATGGGCCTTACCTGCCATGATCGTTCTCCTTTGCTTCTGCTTCATGGGCTAATCGCTCTAACTCGGGGCTCTCCTGGATAAGCCAGTCACGCAGGGAGATGGCTTGATGCGGGAATAAGTCCATTGATGGACGATTCGCATGATCAATACGTACCATAGGCTTATTTATCCAGGGATCAGTGGCGTGACGAACATGGGGAGCAAGTCCCTCTGCATTCGGACCTAGCCAACCATCATGCTTCTGTGATGGCTCAGGATGCCCTGGACATAGCCGAATCGGCTCGCTCATCTGACCAGGATCTACACTGATGCTGTGTGGGCTGAGTTCCCGAAACTCGATCGTGTACGCAATGCGTTTCCATCCCCCGCATATCGGGCATAGGTCATTCTCTTGTTCGCTCAATCTCGTTCCATCTCCTCTCGCTGCGCCTTGATGTAGCACGACTGACACCAGTGGTCCACATCGGAGAGTTGGTTATAGGACTCGCTCACCGTGCCGACTACCACTACGGCAAGTGCCCCGCATTCGCATTCAAGACGGCCACCGCTACGCAAATAAATCATGACCGGTTGCCAGCGGCTGGTACCCTCGGTATTGCCCTCTGCGCTCAACTCGATTGCTCCTTTGGTAGTTCGGTCAGGTCTGGGATATAAGGAATGACATCCTCTAGTCTTTGAGTGCCAGAGAACATATTTATGAGATGTGGAACCAACCCAAGTACATGTTCTGCCATCCCATAGGCGTGTTTAGCAATGATAGGTTCCACAACCTGCGCAATCTTTTCGGGGGTCCAGTTGCACATAAGGCAACCATCAGCGATTTCATGCTCTGCCTCAAGCGCTTCCAATGTGGCGGTTATTTCATCCCAGACACCCTTAGCAAAGCCCATAAATTGTGTATCGCGTGGATTCTCGCTCATTCCTCTGCCTGCTTTCTCGACTTGCGAGACAATGCCACTGGCGAGCCCGCATCTGGCTTCTTGGGCAGGCTCTGTGCAAGCTTCTCTGCATCCTCCTGTGTCATCTCCAGACGCAACCCGAGCGCATCTTCGGCGGTCAGAATGTCTAGAAAGACGGTGTTACCATCCCACCATACCTCTAGCTTGCTCGGCGGAATGTGGATAGTGGAGCCGAATGTGATTGCTCTCATGGCTGCGTCCCTCCACTGGTGGGTGCCGGTTGCCCTGGTTTCGCTGGCTCTGGCTGATTGGGTAGTGACGGTGCAGCAGGCACAGCAGCCGGGAATGACGTTGCTGTTTTTTGTGCTTGCTCCAATGCCTGAGCATCTTCAGCCAATGAGAGTGCTAACTCCTCTTTGGGGTCATACCCCAACTCTCTCATCAATGTTTGGTCTGATACCCCGATCTCTTTCTTAGAAACCGCTGTTTGCACCGAGCCAAGGTCATCTTTCGGTAGCGGGGATTGCCAGGAGAGTTCGATGTCAATCTCGCCACTCAGCCCGTTGAGTACCAGCAACGCCTTGCTCACATCGATAATCATCTTCCCATAGGTACACCGCTTGGTGTCGGTTTTGTTGAGCAGCGGCTGATACAGCAACTCGATCGTAACACCTGAGACGGTTCCGCGTGGCATGTCCTTCAATCGCCCGATAGCCACACCTGGCACCGCGCTCATTTCGTCGATGTTGCTGCGCAGATCATCCGCGAATGACAAGGCTTTCTCAATCTCTGTATGCAACTGGACTGCGGTGATTTTACTTTCAGGCAAGGGGAGCACAATGATCTTACCCGTCTTAATGTCGATCACTGACTGACCCACGCCACCTGCATACAGGATAGGATTGCCATAGAACCAGAGCCCCTGCTTGATATCCGATTCAGTGCTGTTGAGCGCCTTGTTTACGCCAATAATGTCCTCAGTGATATCCGGGTACCCCCAGAAGTCATTGGGCCTGGGCAGATTTTGATTGCTGAATAGCGGCGGAAACGGGTACGCCCACACAATCGGAGCGCCTGATGGTGTCCATTGCCCGCGCTCTCCTTTACGCGACCAGTGCTGAATTGACCAGGTGACATCCTCGTCCAGACCCTCCGCATCACTATCTCCATATCCATCATTGCCCTCGTCTGTGGTCGGATCGACGCGCACGATCTCCTCACGATAGAAGATCTGCTGGGGGTGTCCGTTCACCTTCTCCGATACAGAATATTCAATACAATAGAGTAAGACTGTCTCACAGTCCTGCGGCGCAGTCTTCACGAAAACGATACTGGGATCGACCACCACCAGACGAAATGAGCGCTTGCCACTCTTTACAATGCGTAGAAATGCCTGGCCTGCCATCGCGCCATTCATGTCCAGTTTTTGCAAGAGTGGGATACGCGCTTCCTTGCGCCCCCACGTCTTATCGATAATCTGCTGTGCTTTCGCAGGCGCACTTTTCTCCACCGAGATCCCCAGTTCCTTGCCAAAGAGCGCATCTCTGCCAGGGTTGACCACGCCTTTGCAGTGGTTGGTCATAACGTTGTTGTCAGTGCCATCGGGAAGTTTCTTGAGCGGCGGGTCGAGTTCACCATCGTAGGCGACCCAGGCATCGCGAATCCGTTGCTGTCTCGCTCGGTCCTCATCGCTAATCTCATAGACGGGTTGCGCGAGCGTGGCAAGATCGGGGAGCCTCTGTACTGGCATACGTGATAGAGTGGGCGTTTGTGTCATGGCTTCCTCCCTTAATAGACCCTGGTGCTATAGGTAACGTCGGTTGGTCGGATATCGCGTGCGCAGAGATACCTATCGGCATCCATCCCATGATCGTCCTCTTTAACTGGGGCATCACCCTTTTTCTGTCCACCGCGCGTATCCCACACATACGAGGGGAACTCTTCAATGGTACAGGTTGGCTTTTTTGCTCGAACAAGCTCCTGATCGCGCTCCACAAGACAATCCTCAAAATACATCAGGCGCGGTCTATGATCGCCTGCGGGGCGTAAACGTGCAGCCATAGCCTGTATGCCCTCAGCCACAGCTTTGTGCGCAGGTGTGGTAAGTATACCAGTGTGCCTGGTGAACGTCTCGCGCCCTTCTGCATCATGATCTGCATAAATCACGCGTGGTAGGGGATCGCCTCCCTGCTGTCCCCAGCGCGAGAGTTGCTTAACCTGTCTTGCGTGCTCCTCAACTAACCGCTTTGTCATGTAGATTTCACGATAGCAGTAGTAGCGCCCATCAGGGTCTTCTGCGTACCACTTTGCAACGAAGGGGTTTACGTATCCGAAGTCCAGAGACATGTAGCGCGGCCACGCCAGGGGGATATCAAAACGCTTAATGACGTTATGAGCCCGATCAAAGCTGTCTTCGTAGACTGTCCCCTCAGCTGCTGCCCAGATGCCATAGCGGTAGCGAGCGAGACGAACGCCCGTCAGGCCACCCAGGATACCGAAGATGTAGCGCCTGCCTTCTTCTGTCCAGTCCTGCGTATGTAAGTCGAAATAGCGCGGATTGTCTTCATGCCGGGAAAGCAAGCGCGTCGTGATGCCAGCATTCATTCTCAGGTTGAGCCAGTGCTCCGGTGCGTCGGGGTTAAAATCCATAATTACTTGCTGCCAGGGCATTACTCCTTTGCGGAGACGCATGCGAGCAAATTCTAAATGATCTATCTCGCACTCAGTCGCCTCATTGATATATACCCCGTCACATTCAAAGCTCTTGAGTCGCCCTGGTCGATCTAGTCCATTGACGGCGAGGAAGCTCCCATTGGGATAGATAAATCCGGCAGGTTTGACCTTATTGCCACCGAAATAATAAACGCCCTCATGCTCATTCAGCACGTCGTTCTGATACGTGGACATCGCAGAGGCTGCCAGGTCGGTATTGTAGCGACGAGTGACTAGCCACTTCGCACCGGGATAAGTGAGCAAGAGAATATGGATATAGTAGAGTATCCCGAAAGTTTTGCCTGTACCCGCAGGCCCATCGATCCCCACCTCGGTATCGTGACAGGACCCGAGTTGCCACACACCACCGCGTATCTCAGGCGAGGGAATATGCAGTTCTTGAATGGTGACGTTCATGGGTTCGTTGCCTCCACGACAGGCGGAGGAAGTTGAAGCCACCCCTGCGGGACCTCGCGGATAATGACCAGGGGCTTTGCGGGTTCGTCGGCAGGTTTGTTCATTCCCATGAGTTCACGCCTGGCTTGGGAGATCTTGAGGATAAGAGAGGCGTCGGCGTGCTGATCTTCACTGAGTGGATGTTTGTGCTCATTGTCAATGGCGCGATCCCAGAAAGACTCATGCAATTTATCCAGGATCATAGATTCTTCCCTGCGCAACTCTTCTACATTCTCAACAACTACCCGCTCCAATTCGCGCATGATAGCGTTGCGGGCTGCCCCCGCATTGGCGTAACCGCACTGTTGCGCAATTTCTTCGTAGGTAAGCTTCTTCGCGCGCAAAGGAAGTGCTAGAGCGAGTCGCTGAACGGCATTCAGGTCGCGGCGTATTACCCCCTGGTGATTACTGGTACCCGTAACTGGTAACTGAGGTGTAACTAATTCGGCTCTCTCAGGTGCAAACCACTGCTCTTTGGTTGCTCGTTTTTTGATAGCTTGTCGACTCACGCCATACGCACGTTCCATCGCACTGAGGCTCATATTGCCATTCTCATACCGCGAGCGAATTGCTGACCAGTCTACCGTACTCATGCCTCACCCACTTCCTTATATGCTTGTGCTATTCTTGCCCGCGCGATGTCTGCATACTCTCGCTCTTGCTCTATCAGGATGTAGTGAAACCCATTCTGAATAGCACACACTCCAAGCGTTCCACTCCCGGCAAACATGTCAAGAATAACGCCGTTTTCTGGACAGATGAGTTTAGATAAATAGGAAATTAAGGATGTGTTTTTCACTGTTGGATGCGTATTCTCTACCGCACCATTGCTGGACCGGTCTCGCTTGCTTGCCTTGCCGCAATAGAGGAATGGCACATCGGGAGTGAATTGCTGGAAGTAACGGGAAGCGCCGCCTTGATCGTCATAGCCACGCTCTGTATTCGTTCCTTCCTGCCTTGCCCCGTTTGAGCGATTATAATTATCGCCCCGCATGTCGGCATGTTCACCACGAAATGAGCGAACGCTCTTGCGTACTCCCGACTGTCTATCCATCTCAGCGATAGGGCAACCATCGAAGCAGGCATCATCAGTGCAAAAGACGCTATGAGAGAGCAGGAGGTGAGACGGCCACCTTCCTTGTGGCGCTGACCATTCCTCATGGAGTTTATGGAGCCCTATACCGTAGGTACTGCTATCTTCTCCCTTAATATTAGGAGGTTTTCCATGGTACCTATCGCCCCTTGACGTATCATTGCCTACCCGGCATTTATCAATTGCTAGCCCGCCGACTCCCCACTTCAGCACATTGGCTGCAAGGCTTTTCTCTGAAAGCGGCTTCCTACACAAAATCCATTGCTCTACAGCAGGCTTTAAAGCAGAGCCATACCCGGCGTACTGCTCGGCTTCTGGTGTGGCTGGTTTGGTGATATCTACCTGCTTCAAGTACTCAGGAGCAGATCCATGGAACACTTCTTCATCAGTCCTACCATGTCTACCGATGCCAGAACGCTTTACCCCTATCACCTCTCGCTCTGCCTTAAAGTGCTTGTCAATCTGCTTATCAATGGCGGTGCTTTTCGGGAAGCCACTACCGAAGATATGGTACATACAATCCCTGATTTCAAAACCCGCCTCTTCCAGCGCAAAGGCTGTCCAGTGGCTTGTTCTCGGCAGTGCCCATATCAGCGCATGTCCTCCCGGCTTTAAGCAGCGCAACGCTTCCCGCATAATCTCAGCAAGCCATGCAATCCAATGGTTACGCCCGCCCCGGTTAGAATCGAACGCTTTACCCATAAAACTAATCCCTGCCGGTGGGTCACAGCAAATAGCGTCAATGCTGTTCTCAGGCAGGGTACGCAAAACTGAGAGCGCATCACCATGCACCACCGTATCCAGTGGCAAAGACAACGCTGCATACTGCGGGAGTGCTACCATCATGCCTCTTGCACCTTCCTCCATACCACATAGCAGCCAACACCCACAGCCAATCCCGCAACAAGCACAACGAGTTGCACCCATCTACTTTTCGTCATCGTTCACCTCTGCAATCGGCTCCACCAGATACAGCATGCCCCGGTAGACATGGCCGGTCTCAGGGTCGCGTACCTCTGCATGGATATAGTAGCGAGGATCAACAAGCCCCGGATGCATGAGGCGCTCTACCTCATCACGCACAATAGCGCGGACAGCGGGATCATTGAGTGCTGCTGTGCTCATCAATCCACCCATTCCACTTCATACTTGCCTTGCTTCGTGAGTGCAGCTACCATCGCGTTCATGCTCGGATACCCCGTACCGTTCCCGTTCTCGAAGTCCAGGGAGACCCGCCCAGAACTGAAGCGTATTCCCTCCGCATGATGCATCTGGAAACGAGTCATGCCACCTGCTTTCACTTTGGAATGGTCGTATTTCAGCCGAAAGCGAGCCATCCTAATCACTGGACGCGCATATTGTATGTTTGGCTGTGCTTGTAGTTGGAGCATACATCCTCCTCTTGAGGCACCGAAAGCAGCGAACCCTCTCCCGCCATTCGCTCTCCCGGCCCTCGCCTTCGCACGGTGATAATCTGGACAAATAAAAAGGGCACATCACTCTTTGAGAGTGATGCACCCGTCATTAATGCGGTTGAGCTTGCTGTCAGTGCATACTATTTTCGGTAGTTGTCCCGCGATCCTCTTCCACACAAGAAGCGAGTCAAGCGTTCCCACCAGCGTGGAGTGCTTTCGCCTTCCATGCAATAGGTATAGGTGACGTGCCCGCCATTTTCTTTGAGTGCGCGCCCGTAGTCTTCATCAAGCATCCGATGAAAGTCAGCCGATAAATACTTACAGGGAACGAGGACGACCGGGAGTTCGCTGGTATCTTTGATCATAAGCGGCCCCCAGGACCATATTTCTTCAAGGATACCATGCAAGGTTCCTAAATACAAGGGAAGCGGATTGAGAGGAATGTGAGTGCTCAGGAGTTGCACCTGAGATACAGGACCAGCCCCGGTACATCCTGCTCGCGTTTCGGATACGGACCTACTACCGATTCTTCTACTCAGGCACTCTTCTGTCTCTCGACACCCACGGCTATGTATACCTGAAGCCGGGTAAATAGAAGACCTCTTTGTGGGGGCAACATTCGCGCTAGTGTCTACCTCTTCCACCATCACTCACATGTTTGTCTGTACGAGTCGCAAGAGTCATGCCAAAGCGCGGTATGTAAACTCATGCTATGAGAGTACAGACGGTAGCGAGAGCCGGGATCGAACCGGCGACCTTGTGGTTATGAGCCACACGAGCTGACCACTGCTCTATCTCGCTTTTCTCCCGGCTCAACCCCCGAGGCCGTCCAGGATTGGTGTAGATAGCTTTATTCAAACAGCACCCGCATAATAGCACGACTACAGCAAGCGTGCAAGTCTCACTCACTTCTCATTTTTGCTTCCAGTGCAGCGATCTGCTTTCTCACCTCGTTCGCGCTTTTCTGGCTCGTCTCCAAGTAAGAACGGTTGTGTACTATCTCACTCTCATAATATGCCAAGCTATGACGAAGTTCCCGCAATTTTGCTCCGTTTGTCCCGCTCTCCAAAATGTGCTTTTCCATCCATTCTTCCGGGTCTTGCATATATTCTGCGATGTCTTTTCCAGCATTCTCTGCAACAGTTCCATGAGAGAGAGTTCCCAATTGATCGGTATATTTCAGCGTCAGCGCATCCTGCCCCGCTCTTGCCGAAGGGAAAGTAACGCGAATCTCGGTATCACTCTCACCACCATATGAACTATGGTAGTAAGCGATATGGATATCAAATTCACGGCGTTCGTCCATCACTCACCTCTTTTTGCGCCATTGTAGCATGTCCTAGCGGCTCACTCATCTTGTGGTCAACAACCTGCTCATATTGCGGAACCAGCACCTCAGTTCTCCGTCCTAACCACGCCCGCAACGCGTGATACTCTTTGGTCTCATTGCTAAATTGCAATGTCTCTGAAGCAGGCAAGAAGACATATTCTTTCTTGTCCAGGGATCGGAGCACCACCATACAACTATTCTCATCAGTAAAATCCACATAAACAATATCGCTGGTATTGATAAAGAGCGGTCCTAGCTGAATAAACTGTGGTTCCAACATGTCATCTCCTTGTGCTTTTTGCGCCAGTATAGCATACCCGCTACGCTATCCCGCTCATAGAACACTTGTACGTGGCAAAAATACCGCATATAGGGTATACTGCAAACACCTCCGTTTGTCATGCAAAATGTGTCGCCTTGTGTGACAAGAATGGAGCAAGCACCAATGACACCTCCGAAGCCAAAGCCCCGACGCAAGTATAAATATTTTAGCGACAAGATCTGGAATGCCTGCATGGAAAGCTTTCTAGCCTCGCTCGGCACTGCAAAGAGCAGAGCCACCTACGAGCCAACCCTCAAGGCCCTGTTTCGTGATAGAACACGCAGCCCCGCAGGCTACACCCGCCAAGAGATAGAAGCATTTCTCAGTCGTCCAACCAGGCAGGGCAAGCCGCCAATGCCACGCGGCTATAATATGCGCCTGATGATTATTCAGTCTTTTTACGATTATGCCCTGAAATACCCCCTTGGCAATGGCTATCTCATGAAACGGGCCAGTCCTACCACCGGCATCAAGCGGAAAGAAGCCGCCGAAACCATGCGCACCTTTGAGGAAGAGGAGATTGGCCGACTCTTTGCCGTTATGCCGCGTGATACGGTGCTCGGCCTGCGTAGTTATGCATTCTTCTTGTCTCTCTTTCTCACCGCCAGGCGAGACAGTGAAATCAGGGAGATGAAATGGGGAGACATCAGCGTAGGCATTGACGGAGTTGCGTACTATAAGTGGACCGGAAAAGGGATGTATGGCACCTATAAGCGTGCCGAGTTGCCACAAGAGGCCCTGGCCGCCATCAAGGACTATCTACGATTGGACGGCAGACTGGACGGGATGAAACCAGAACATTATATTTTCAAGGCCCAGGGCGAACTCCAGAATCGCCCGGTCGACCGGTATACCATGAACGTGGTGATCCGCCGCCACCTCAAACAGGCAGACATCAAGGCTGGGAGTGCGCACTGGTTGCGGCATACATCGGCCTATTTGCGCATGATGGATGGCGCAAAGTTAGAGGAATTGATGGTTTTCCTTGGTCATAGCGACCCCAAGACAACTATGGCCTACCTGGAAAAATGGAAGAATCCGAATCGTGACACGCGGGCAAGCAAGTTGGCATTACTTGCCAGGTGATAGACTGTACGTGTCCTTGCGTTTTTGACTGGCATCTGAGCGCTTCTTTCGCCAGATGCAACAAGGCGGCAGGAAATTCAATCCTGCCGCCTTGTTCTTTGTGCTATCAGATGATTCGCTCCCCCTCAGCGTTCTCGACATGGAAGAAGAGTCCATCCGAGAACCGGGCCGTCTCGTCCTGGATCGCCTCTGGCTCGCTCATTGTCGATGTCGGATAGGTACAGAAGTAGCACTTGCAGCCACTCTCACCCGTACAACGGTACCACAGTGTGAAATCATCATAAGTAAGCCGTCTCGCATCCGGGCAGAGGCAATGAACGAAGTACTCAGGAGTGTCCAACGACCAGCACGCTTTGAGGTCGTACGGAGGATCTATCTCAACCTCTGTGATATCACGCCAGTCGAGACCGGCACACCAGTTGATACTTCTGAGCGCCAATCTCACTAATAGCATCTCAGGACGGCGCATTAAGGATAGAAACAGGCGGCGGCGCTCCTGTAACTCTTCCTCGCCCATGAGATCGTCTGCCCGTTCCCAAGTGTGGATATCAGCCCCCGGACTCTCCCAGAAAACGGGCTGAACTATCGCCCCCTGATACCAATCGTACACACGCGACCCGTCGACACTCCATCCGATACGCCCGTATTGCGCAGGATTGCGTTGTAGGTAGACACGCTGGTTAACCTCATATACAGTCTGCTCGCTCATCGATTTTTTCTCCTATTGACCCTGACCGGCTTCGCAGTTCCATGAATGGCATCGTGGGCATAGTGAGCAATGCGCTCTGCCGACACGATGAACGCCGCACTAATAATGCTGTCTTGCTGCGCTTCGGTAAGCGTCTCCCATTGGTCGTGCAATTGCACACCAAACAACTTGCCCTTGCTCTCGGTCTTGATATACCGGCGCAATCCGTCGAGATACTTATTGAATAACGCATGTTCCGTTGCTCTATCCATTGTCCATTCCTCTTGCGCAGGCATCCGTGCCCGCTTTGTTACTCTTATGCCGTCTTATTCCGGCTTTGTCTGTATTCCAAACTCAGATCAGCAATCAACTGCTTCGCTTCCTGATAGTTTGCAGGTTGTGGTACCTGTTTCTTCAGGTATTGGCAAAGCTTTGTGAGACTGGCGGCCTGCTGCTCAGATACCGGGGTATCATCCTGAACAGGTGCTATAGTACGCTCAGGAGATGGCTCGCCTGCTAGCCATGCGTCAAGGGCTGCTGCAACCTCTGGGCCTGGCTTCTCAATCACCTGTCCCGAGAGGTCAGAGCAGCGGGATTTCTGTACAATCATCGTGTTTTCGATGGTCATCTCAGCATAGACATCAAACTCATACTCAATATCAGCCCTTTGAACTGGGGCCATGCCCACCTTGCGCGGGGTACTCTTGCCGTTGACCTGCTCAAGGACATATTCGGTCTTTGAGCGCATCGTCACAATAATGTGTAGCGGAGAGCGGGTGACGGTGTCTATCAGTTGGTTCTGAATCTTCGTGCCCTCTCCCCAAGCGTTAAAGGTATTCTTGCTTTGCGTACGCTTTGCCGCGTTATCTACGATCTCTAGCACACCGCCTACGCTATTCCAGGCATGAGTCAGACTATCGATCACCAGGACAGCATAGCCGCCCTGCTCGGCCTCGTGGATCGCATTAATATAGTGTTGGGGGTTATAGTTGGTCAACTCTTGTACATCGAACTCAAAGCCCTGCCCGTCTTTCGTCAGAGCATATTTAGAAGCGCTTCCTCGCTCAGTATCGATCACCGCAACTGGTTTGCCACCAGCGAGCGCACAGGCCAATGTGAGAGCGGTATACGTCTTGCCAGAGCCCGACGGTCCAGCGAGGGCCAATCGTAACTTCGCCCCGTATTTTACGGCCTTTTGAAATGGCATATCCATCACCTCAGAGAACGGGCCGACCACTACAGCCAGCCCTGACACACTACTTACGCTTCCCCTGCTCAGATTGTGCTTGCAGGACGACTCTTTTTACTTGCGGGATTGTGAGCCCCGAACGCTCTGCAACAGACTGTAACGTGATCGGGATCTGCTCATCGCGCAATTGGCGCATGGCTATCCTGACCAGATCAGCATCAGGGATCGAAAAACAAAAGTCCTTACCGGTTATCTCGGCCATTGCCCTACACTCCTTCGCCTGCAACATAAACTGACTTGAGATCGCACAAAGCCAGGAAGAACACGTGAGCCGATGCGCGTGTCTCAAAGTAAAAATCGATGCCATCATAGCCGCGTGGCTCTCGATCAAGCGTCACAGCATACTGCTGTGTCTCATCGTCGTGCCACTCAGCAACCTCGTCTCCCTGACTAGTAAAGCCTGTATAGTCGATGAGATTGCAACCAGACTGCAAAGATCCATTCATGGTTAGAGATCTCCTTGAACGGGCTGGCAAGGGTGCCTCAGCACAGCCAGCCCTGCTGCACTACTTACGCACTACGAGACGCACGCCACGCCTGATACTTTTGCTCTGCGTGCTCTGAACAAATACCGTGTGATCCCTCACCCATCTCTTCGCCCGCTTCTGAGCGGCACCACGCACACACTGTCTCTTCCTGCTCAGCTTCCTGATCCTGCTCTAATTCCTTTTGCAGGACTACCCATACTTGCTCCCTCATGGTAATATTTCCTTGTTACGTGGACTCTACGCCCTCGTCCGGCTGAGTCCAAGATCGGGCTGCTTTTTCTTGAGAGCAGCCCTGTCCGTCTACAACGCACTACGATTCCGATAACCCGACTAACTATCTCACCGCTGTCTTGAATGCCAACACATAGCACTCTCGCAGCGCCATAAGCTCTACATCATCACATGATCCGGGTAAGCGATACTCAGCCATCTCATGCGAGTCGAGGTACATCGTGTCCGAACTGATGCGCAATCCGGGTCGCCTACGTCGGTAGTCCGCCGCGTCCGCCTCTGCTTGACGCATAAGCGAGAGCAATACCCGATCAAGTGAAGCTAACATCTCAATTCCCCTTTTCTTCTGCTTGCAGTGTCACACGCTCAACGCCGCGTTTTCTCATCTCGTCCCACATATGGACCAGCCTGTTAGCCAGATCTTCCCGAGCCGCTTGGGTGCCCTCATCTTCGGGCGTCTCCAGCAGGGCTTCCATAGCCAGTGTCAGGACATACACATCATCAAAACTCAATTCACCTATGTTCATCTCAATTCTCCTTTAACTCGCTCGTCTCATCGGGATAAACCCGAACCCGGTCTCTTCAACACTATGCCCGCTCGGTTGGAGCGGAGCACTTGCCCGGCGCTCCCTCTCCAGAATGGCATACTCTTGCTTGATAATCTCTTCAGTTTGCTGCTCACCGCTGAACTCATCCTCGACATGTACCTCAATTTCACCGACCAGCACTGGGGCAAGCGCGATTGCCTCACACATCTCTTCAATGCGCTTCTCTTCGGCTGCCAGTGCCAACTTCACATGTCCACAAGTCTTGCGGTAGGAGAAGCCTGTGCAAGTCTCGTTATCGTCGGCGTGACAGCACCCGGTGGCTTTGCCATCGACGATCGTCACGTGGTGGATTTTCTCTTCGCCTTTGATCACATAGACGATTGCGTTGATCTGCTTGAAAGCAACGCGGGCGATTAACACGGGCAATGGCTTCTCAGCTTTGGCTTTGCGGCTCTTGCGCTCTTTGGTGGCTACTGGCATTGTATTGACTCCTTGTTCTTTCTTCTATGTTTTAATTATAACACGATGTCGTGTCAAAGTCAAGCTTTTTTGACACATTTTAGACTTGACAACGAATTTACGTCGTGTTATAGTTGTGTCATAACCTACTAGGAGGTGAAACAAGTGCCGGTCCTATACACGGCAAAAGAAATACAGGAGGTGCTGAGAGAGTTGCGCATTAAACCCAAAGACGGCAAAGTCAATGGGAGAGAAGCGGCTCAGATCCTTACTTGGAGAGCGAAGCAAGAACGGGATATAGAACATATATATCTCGATTCGGCAATCAGGAGTCATGTTAAATATGGAAATCTCAAGGTTGCTGAGCAGGTGAACTCAAGATTTAACCTGTATCGAGTGGAAGATATCTTCGATCTAAATCTTTCTCCAAGAAAAGGCATCACTTCTCAGGAGGATGGCGCCAAAAAAGCCGCTTAGGCCAGGCCTGTTCACTCCGCTTCCAACGTGCGAACAGGCCAGTCCCACCTTTTATTATAACATTGATTAAGCACAGATGTGTGTTCTTTGACTCCTTCGCGTTTCATGGTCTGGAAGCCGTTCACAGTCAACAGCTAAAGCAACTGGGACCAGACTCAGCTCTTCGAGGGCTACGTTAGAAGCGAATACATAGGTACATCCGAGTGCGACGCCAGCTCGGATCTCTACGGTGTAACATTAAACAGGTGAAGCGACCGGACGAAGCCAGTGTGTTGCACATTAAACCGCTTACTAACCTTGTCGAGGCGAACCTTACCCTAGCAATAGGAGGCTCAATTGAGCAACGTTTTTGTCCTTGATGCTAATAAGCAAATTTTGAATCCTGTCCATCCTGGAGGGGCTCGTCGTTTGCTCTCATCAGGTAAAGCGTCTGTATTCAAACGTTACCCTTTTACAATTATCCTCAAACAGTCCGTAGAAAAGCCAGATATACGACCACTCAGAATCAAGATAGATCCTGGGAGCAAAACGACAGGAATCGCAATAACGAATGATGCAAGTGGAGATGTGATCTTTGCTGCCGAATTAACCCATAGGGGACAATCTATCAAGCTTGCGATAGATAATCGCACGGTCGTGAGGCGCTCGAGGCGTCAGAGGAATACAAGATATCGCAAGCCTCGCTTTCTTAACAGGAGAAAACGTAATGGATGGTTAGCGCCATCCTTAGAGAGCAGGCTGTCCAATATCATAACCTGGGTTAGTCGGTTAAAGAGACTAACGCCGATCACTGCTCTTTCTCTGGAATTAGTAAAATTCGATTTCCAGAAAATGGACAATCCTGAAATCGGTGGAGTGGAGTATCAACAGGGCGTATTAGCAGGCTATGAGGTGAGAGAGTACCTGCTGGAAAAATGGGGACGTACATGTGCCTATTGCGGGGCACGGGATATTCCATTGCAAGTAGAACATATTCAACCCAAAGCCAGAGGAGGTACTGACCGAGTCAGCAACCTCTGTTTAGCCTGTGAACCATGCAATAACGCCAAAGGAAAACAAGATGTAAAAGTATTCCTGTCGAACAAGCCAGAGTCACTAATGCATATTCTCTCACAAGCAAAAGCACCATTAAAAGATGCTAGTGCCGTCAATTCGACCCGTTGGGCGCTTTTCAATCGCCTTAAGGCGTTAGGCTTACCTGTTGAATGCGGGTCTGGAGGGCGCACGAAGTTCAATCGGGTGTCCAGGGGGCTATCAAAGAAGCATTGGATTGACGCGGTTTGTGTAGGTAAAAGCACCCCTGGACACGTCAAGGTTGCTCATGTTGTCCCTCTGCTTATTACCGCCAAAGGACATGGCCACAGGCGAATGTGCCACACCAATAAGTACGGATTTCCCAAGCAGCACAGACAGCGCCACAAGCAGTACTTTGGCTTTCAGACAGGAGACATGGTGAAGGTGACTATTCCACGCGGTAAATATGCAGGGGTATATGTCACAAGAATAACTGTGAGATCGCGCGGCGCTTTCGAATCACGTTTAAATGGACGGAATGTCTCGTTCAATCACAAACATTGTACTGCTCTTCATCATGGCGACGGTTACCAGTATGCTTACAAGTAGTAAAGGAGAGGATACATGGCAGATGAGTTGACCACAGAGCAGCGCTTAACCGCGTTAGAGCAACAATTTTCTGAGTTCAAACGGGACGCAGCCGCTCGGCAGACAGAGCAAGAGACACTCGACGCGGCTCTGCTTGCCCGGATTGATAGCTTTCTCGCATCCCAAGCCAGACAGGAGCGCTCGCAACTGACCATCTATCAGCAAACGATGGCAGCACACAAGGAGCACGATCGGGACCTTGCCGCCTTAAAAAAAGATGTTGCTGAGGTCTTCGCCAACCATAAGCAAGCGCTTGATGAGTTGCTGGCAGGGCAAGCACAGATTATCGCTCTTCTTACAGGGCAGAAGCGGAACGATTAGGAGGTCGTATGGAAGCGTTAACCGCAGAGCGTGTCATTAAAATATTCCTCGCCAATGCACCGATTGAGTGGCAGGCCTATGCGGCGCACCTCGTAACGCAACGCGAGAAAGATCCCGATACAGATGATTGGGATATCAGAGTGAATGATGAAAGTGTCGGGACTGTACGTCGATTAGGACAAAGAATCTATGTAGCATTCACTCGCTATCCGAGAGAGGTTGGTCTATAAGGGGTGTATCATGGGCAAGAACGAACACCTGATCCAAGCACGAAAATTGCGCGGGTGGTCACAGCAACGGGTTGCCTCTGAGGTTGGGACGGATGAGAAGCGCGTATCTGCCTGGGAACGTGGCGACAATCTACCAGCCGCGCATTTTCAAGAGAAATTGTGCGCATTATTTGGCAAGAATGCCGAAGATCTTGGCTTTTTAGCGCGTTCGATTATCGTCGTTAGTTCGTTCACGATGGGAGATGCTATGAGCGAGAGCCTGGACCAGGCCGAAAGTATCATCGAATTAGCCTGGGAGACATGGTTCGCCTCACGACCACAGCAGGCGCAATCGGCAGTACTCAAGATACTGCCACGACTTGAACACATCAGACATTCAACCGCAGCACACCTTTACACTCTCAGAGCACAATACCTTACGATCCGCGCCTATGGGCTACTAGGGGCCATCTACCTGGATAAAATGGAGAATGATATCTCGCTCTACCACTACAGCGAAGCGCTCAGGATTGCCGATGAAATCCACGACATAGACCAGGCCGTGACGTGCCTTGCCCTGATCGGTGATGTGCTCAGGAGAAAAGACAATAAGATTGAGGCCATTAGCCGGATGGAGCTGGCTAGGGAGCAAGCCACGCTACACCAGGCTGAGCGAGCCACACGCGGACACATTCTCCAGTTGCTCGCGTATACCTACGCCGATACTGGCCATGCACATGAGTTTGAGTCCACGATCAAAGAGGCGGTAGACCTGCTAGGGCATTCTGGTGAGGGACTGGACACCGCACAAAAGGAGTTCATCCCGTTCGAACTCTATGAAATTTGGGGCAAAGCCAAGCGGGATCTTGGCTCGCCACTGGAAGCAATCACGTACCTGGACCTGGCTGAAAAGTCCCTGACCAACCAGATTGTTACGCCACGCTGGTATGCGCTCTTAAAGATCAGCAAGGCGCAAGCGCTCTGTGACGCAGGCGATTTGGAGAATGGCATCGAACTGGCAGAGAATGGCTTTAAAATGGCGCATGCCTGCCAGTCGCCACGGCAGATGAATCGCGTGCGTAAACTAGCAAGAAAACTGGAGAGCAACGGATACCGGGAAGATCGACACGTCAAGGACTTGAAAGAACTGCTCTATGAGTACACCCTACCCTCTTGATAGGGGGTAGATCACGAAGAGATAGGGGGTTGCTACGGTTCTTTAAAGGCGAGAAAACGAGCATACTTGAAACAAGCACTCCGGTGTGGTGATGCAAGGAGAGATGGTCCCTAAGGTACGCACCGGAGTTCGCTTCCTCTTAACTACATGAAATACCTGTCATGACTGATTGTCAGTCAGTTACACAAGTGGTAAAAAGATACACGATTTATCGTTTTATTTGTGGGCGAAATAACCATTGCAAGCAAGCGGTGTTTGCGGATACGATTGGTGTAGACTACCAGGACAACCTTACCCGCGGGTAAGTGGTAGCCCTCAATCGTATCCACTCGATAGACACAAAAGGGGTTTTCCGTAGACAGGAGTGTGGCACCTGTCCATTTCACGCAGTATGCTAGCGCATAGCGCCCACTTTTTTCTTTTCATTTGCTTCTGGAGGACTCGCTTCTGAAAGAAGCCACCCGTTCTCATTCTTGCTGCCATTCGGGCAGAAATACCCTCTCAGGTCGTGTTGTCCCGACTCTGTCTGTGACGAGAGGAGGTGAGAGTCATGAGAGCGAGGGCACCCGCTCACGGATTACGATAGGTGCTGGAACAATCGAGCAAAGTCTTCTGAACAATCACTTTGCTGACAATCTGGAGCGTAAGTCAACCGGTTGACTTCCCTTATCTTATCACGGAAACTCAATTCTCAACATGTTATTTGCCCGGACAGTATCACGTGTCTTTCTAAAGAAAGAGATCGAGCATGCTCAGCAAAAAACCAAAGAAGTATGCAGCCAAACGAAAAGAGTTCTTACGAAGTAAAGAAAAGAACGCCAGCAAAACAGACAAGGTAACAGAGTCTGGGGCTGCCGAATCGAACTCCGTTATGAACATCCACGATCGCAAAGGTGGCCGTTCACGCAAGGCACGTCGAGGATAACTTATTTTACCGTCAAACTCTTCACATCTATCTCCTTGACTGGAGATGTAGTTCTTTCAACAATTGCATAGTGTGCTCTCATCCAATCGAAAGAGCGGATCTTATCCTCTACCGGCATGACTGTTGCTAAATCTGAGCCCTATGTTCAACGGGCCAGCGGGGAAGAGCCACCCTTTATTTCTACTCATCTGGGACTGATTCAATGAGTTCGGATGCATCAACACCGAGCGCTCTGGCTATCCGATCAAGGACCACCAGGGTAAGGTTAATGTCATCAGTTGTTGCACCTGGTCGCATTAACTCACGGAGTCGATCTGCATTCACCTCTGCCAGGTGGGTCAGCTTTGTTTGCGTGACGCCCTTTCTCGTAGCTATCTCGCTGATCCGGTATCTAATCGCCATCCTACAAGCCTTTAGGCCAGTATAGAGATAGCTGTGAGGATTGAGCAGTACTGAACTAGGAGTACACAGTATTGTGTATAGCCCATTTGGTAATCAGTATGCTACAATGCCCCTGGCGCCAATTGTGGCGCTATCCATTCAATAGAAACCCACAGACTACGGCAAATTGTTGCAAAGAGAGACATCGCAGGGCATTGATGTCTCTCTTTGCATTCAGTGATAGAATATGGTTGCCAAGCTCGTTGGGGTTTTTCGCTTGGTTGCACTATCGCGTTATCGGAGCCGTACCCCTACACACCCTTTACGGCTCCGATCCCCTTCGCTATACACTGAGCTCCCACGTCACCAACTCGTTAGACAGGAGATCTGGGGTAAACTCCAGCCTGAACTTCTTGAGACTCTTCGGCACTTCATAAACCAGTGTGCCTTTGATCGATGACCCGGCGTTGACATCACCATCGGGGCTAGTGGGCGCATCCGAAACAAAGGTGATGCTGTACTCCTGTCCATCTTCATCGCGCATTTTCCAAGAAAGCAGACTGGACGCTGTCTTTTTCTCGCTGGCAATGTTCTTCTCGCTGACCGAGATTTCCAGGAAGATATTCCCAGATTTCAGCGTATCGAACTCACCCCCTTTGGATGTCTTCACACTGTTGACTTTCACTTCCCAGTCCCCGGACGTGACCACATCTCCTATCTTGAATGTCTTCGGAGCGGCGCTGGTCGGTGTAACATTGGCCTGCGTGGGAACGGTGGTTCCCGCTGTTCCGTTATTTGTGTTCGTTGTAGGCGCTCCCACACGGGAAGCAGCAATACACGCGAACAGCACGATCAGGACAATCCCAAACGACACGAGAAACGCCCAGAGTGGTGGTCTCTTCTTCTTTGCTGGTGGCGGCGGCGGTGGTTGCCATCCGGGCGGTTGTGGTTGATAATCGGGATACGATTGCTGCTGATACGGTGGTGGTGCTTGATTCGATGAATCGGGTTGTTGCATGAGTTTCTCTTTTCTTTGGAAAAGCATAAAAACAACAATGAGGAGTGGAACCACTCTTAGCACGTAGCAACAGTGCATTTGGATATTTAATGAGCGTTATACAAGAATTAGAGAACACAAATTTAAAGGAGTCACGACTGATGTATACTATTAAGCTTATCAATTCAAAAGGCAACATGGAAGGCCTAGCTATGGCTTCAAATGAAAAAATCATCGAAGATTTGCAAGTCTACCTGCAAGGGCTCCAGCAGAAACCCAAGGGAGCAAGGATCGAGATAGTTCACGAGGAAGAGGGCACTGATACGTCCGATCTTTCCAAACAGATCAAAACTGATGCACTGGCCCGTATTGATGCGCTGAACGAGCAATCCGAGTCATACGGTGAATATCGCATGGTTCAGTTCTTTGAGGAGGATATAGCCTTGCTGCGCGCAGCGATAACCGGGAACCCGTCATGAACGAGGCGGCGCAAGAAGTAAATCCGAAGCCTCATAAAAGTAAGAGAGTCACTTTCATTCCAATCAGGCGAGACTACTACACGTTCGGATTTGAGTTCGTCTACGATCCGCACTATTGGATCAGGTGGTCTGTAAAGTTTGGAACACGCGTCTGGACTTGGGAGTATGACTTGCTCTATAAACTCAAGGAGCAAGAGCCGTGATTATCGTCCTGACCGTCCTCAACGAGGGCAAGAGTGACCCGGAACCGGGAGACGACGATGGAACCAATGAGGATATAGATACAAGAGGAATTAGATGTATAGCAAGCAAATAGGGCATATCATGAAAGCTGATGTAACAATCGTCCTAATCCTTATCATCGTCATTACTTTTCTCACCTGGCTTCTTACAACGCTCCCAAACTTGCTTGCAGGCCTTATCATTGGATTAGCAGTGTATTGCCTTATTCGTCAGAGAGGAGCCAGATAGTGGGCGAATTTTACCCCACGCGGGACGAAGAACAAGAGATGCTCAATGAGTTGTGGGCTGCCGATCCTGAATTTTACAACTACGCGAAGAATGCCAGGTACGAGATTACCGCAGAGCAAGCATTGGCAGCACAGCAGGCCCTCATTACCATGCTAGAGGGCAAGTACTGCATTCATTGCCGAGCGCCCATTGAGCGTAAAGAGCAGGTCGGCAGGTGTGTCTATGCGCGGCCTTGTGGGCATCGGCAGTATCAGGGCGAAGTCAACCTGGGAACCGAGCAAAAGTCGTGAGTGACGAGCCATCCACAACACTCTCGACCGTCGTGCCCATCAGCAAGCAGTGCAACCGCCTCCGACGCGCACTCAAATATATTTGCTCGGAGAATGACAACTGGAGAGACGCAGTAGGCCCTGCGCTCACCACCATCGATTTACTAGAAGAGAACCTGGAGAAGATCAAGCAAGCCATTCTCCAATTGGATGCACAGGGCAAATAAAAACATCTACAGCGGGTAAAACACCGTGATTTTCGACACTTTGGATGGTGAGCATGAGCTATAAGCATAAGTATCCTGCCAAATATGAACGGGGCAAAGAGATAGGACAGGCATACATCAAAGATCTGCAACAACAACCAGAGGAGATGGCAAAGTGTGTCCAGATATTTTACCGCATTCTCCAGGAAGACTTGCTCTATCTGGCGGGAGATCCACTAGAAGCAGTCACTGATGCAGTTGAGCAAAATGCCGCGCTTCATGAGGGTATTCTCTCCTGCTTCGATTGACCCTCTCACTTATAGAACACACAAATCGCGAGTTTGCTGCAAGTATTTTGCCGTGTTTTTGAACATTTTTGAAAGAAACCTACGATTGAGGTGGATATGATTGAGTTGCCAGAGAGAGCGCTGAGCCGCCACATTGCAGAAGTCATCCTCTGGAGTAACGGCGTGGTGATGGTGTTCGATCACAATGGAGAGCCGGTCCCAGAGTTACAAGGGACATTTCATGTTGTCGTTGAACGTATCAACGCACTTTTTGATCGTGAGGCGTGGCTGTACGCCGACTGGAGAACCGGCTTCAATATCCCGCTCAATCAGATCCCTTGTCTTCATCATAGGTAAAACACCGTGTTTTTGAGCATTTTTGCCTGTTAGATGGGGTTCCGAGCTTCGCCCCCTGTATACTCGGAAAGTGGATGCTCAAAGTACGCTTTGACGACGGCTCTCGCCTTGAGGGAGCCACCCAATGAGCACTCTATCAGGGACATTGGCGATTCACTATGAGGTGCGTCACAAAATCAGCCGAAGTAAAACCCCGTGATTCGGAGCATTTTCTTGCATATTATGCGATAATGACAGCGCCAAGTGTTTTAATGACAGCTAACTACAGCGTTACGATTTGTCTTTGGGCTTGTCTTACGTACTTGACCGGCACCTGAGCGCTTCTTCAGCCAGGTGCCATCTCTACAAAAAAGCTGCTACTTCGTTAACATTGTCAACGAAGTAAGACGAGGCTTCGCGATCGAACGAGCACAACAAAAAAGAGAGCCACCCTCAGGCAGCCCTCTCTCAATCCTACGCCGCGAAATAGTCCCGCACCTCACGTGTCGCCTTGACTGCATTAATGCACTTCTTCACGACTCGCTCATCACTAGCGCTGCAATGATAGACAATCGGCTCACGCTCACTACTGCGCACATCGGCCACCACCACATAGAACCGGCGCTCAAATGTGCTGCTTGCCACAAAGTGGAAGAACTCGCCCTGATGCACAATCAACTCCCCGGCGGTAAACGTCTTATTGGCGCGGCGAAACTGGACAGGGCCTTTATTTGCTTCACTGGCGACCAGCGAGACGGTTTCTTTCAGGACATGCGGGGCAATTGTGCGAGCGTTCTGTGTGCGTGATCCTTGGGACAGGCGCTGTTTGGCGCTGATACTCTGGCGGGATGTTGCGAGACCGTTCATATGCTATACTCCTTATGTGCTTCTGGCTTTCCTTGGTCGGTGTGCCAGTTGCCGAAATCCGGTTGACTCTTGAGGCGATCCAGGTTGGCGCTTGGATCGCTTCTGCGTTCCTCTTACGCTACTACTTGACGCCGCGCCCAGTAGGCTTTCTCCCAGCGCCAGAACCCATACTCGCTCCGCATCTTCAGGATGCCGTGATCTTCTTTGTTGAGGAACGCGATCGCCTGCATCACTTCGACGCGAGACAGGCCAGAAGCCCTGAGACCGTCGAACTCAAAACAGCCATTCTTATCGATGATCTGTCTCAACGTATCGAGGACGATGTTCATGTTGCTGCGGATCTGCTCGGTGATCGTTGCGTTCATTTTATTTCTCCTTCGCTTTAGTACTCTCTTCATTGATCTAAGTATACCACATAATTAAGCCGTTTGCAATAGATTTAAGCCAATAACTTACCAATTCTTACCATGTGTTGACAAATCGGCTTAATTAGTATAAAATTAACCTATCAAGTTCACAAAGGGGAGGTACCTCAAGTGCAAAATAAAGACAAGTATACCCTGCGGGAACTTTATGACAATCTTCCTGTCACGCTAGCAGAGTTGGGGAGACAGGCTAAATTGAATGAAGTTACCGTAGCGCGTATTAGGGACGGAGAACGCGCCAGGAGAGGCACTGCAAATAGTCTATTGAGGGCTATGAGCGCTATCTATGGACGCGAGTTCACATTGGCAAACGTAACTGGGATCAATGTTCAGGGAAGTGGAGCAGCCTCAGGTCAGGATGACAACTCACTAGATGAGGTTGCTTAGGCCCAAGTCGGTGGCCTTTCGCGGCGGCTAACCTGAAACCACCACCGACTTGGTTGCAACACTGTAATTATACATCAGATGATGGACAAATAAGACAAGTCCGCTTTAAGCAGCCAAGGAAGTTGCCATGATAATCACTGAGAAGCGTTGCACAAAATGCGGAGAGGTAAAGCCTCTCATTGATTTTCCACTGAAGAAAAGTTCACCTGATTTGCACTCAACCTGGTGCAAGATTTGCTATCGCGCCCACCAGCGACAGAAGTACATCCCCAAAGGGGAGCCAAAGGTCAGAACGTGGGAGATGTATCGGGACGAGCAAAGCAAGTCGTGTACCCGATGCGGTCAGGTCAAGGACCTTTCAGAGTATCATCTAAGGGGAGATGCCCGAGACGGTCGATCTAGTTGGTGTATGGATTGCGTCCATGCCCACCAGAAAAGCAAACGTCAACCCAAATTCGTCCCACAGGTAAGCACTGTTCGTAGACCGAAGCCTGTTCCAAAGCCAACCAAAGAAGAAATTCATGTTGAGGCTGGAATGAAAGTCTGCACAAAATGCGAATCCGTGAAGACGCTAAAGGAATTTCACAAACGGTCTAGCGCTATGGATGGTCTTGCACATTGGTGTAAGGATTGTATGCAGAACAAAGCGAAAGAGCGGCGCGCCCGAATGAAAGCGCAAGTTGAAATTCAGAGTATTGCCATACCAGAAGCAAAGACTTGTGTCCGATGCGGCGAAGTGAAACCGGCAGACTCATTCGGTAAAGATGTCATAAAAGGGCTTTCCTGTTGGTGCAAGGAATGCATGATGACGCGGAGAAAAGAGACATTCTCTAACAAGAGGCATCACCTGAAGAAATATGGGCTCACCCTGGAGCAATACAACCAGATAAAACAAGATCAGGGAGGAGCGTGCGCAATTTGTCATAAAATCCCGCCTCCCGGCAGGCAGGGGCTTGTACTCGACCACGATCACGCAACGGGCAAATTTCGAGGATTAATCTGCAACACGTGTAACTCAAGAGTAGGGGTAGTTGAAGGTAAGAGAAGGGCTAAGAGGAGGAGCCACATGCCGCAATCTGCTATAGGTCCGGTAACCGATTATCTCAATGACCCGCCAGGACAGCGATTTTTGAGAGGTGCCTAATGGAGAGTGAGAGGTTGAGATCAGGTAAAGGTTGCGCTTATCTGGTTCAGATATTCACCTTGAACTGTTTTTATTTTGAACCTACTATCCCTCAAGCAAATTTCAAGGTAAAATCTGAGAGTACCTATTTGATCGGTAGCTTCCTGGCGCTCCGTTTGTCAGGCCGAGAAACCGGGAAGCTGCCACGAACAACATTATTTACGCTCAAAACGCCGTGCGAAGACGCATGAAAACAATGTCTCTTCAATTATACCGATTGCAAAAAACGAAAACAATGGTGGTGACGGTTTCTGACGGATTGTGACGGATTTTTACAGGCATTTATAGACAATACGGGCAGGCTAACAATGGGCATCAATGAGTATTTCTTGACCACAAGTGAGTTGCAAGAGCGCTGGCATGTATCGGAATCAACACTCTATCGGATGCGCAAACGTGGCGATTTGACAGAGGTGGATCTGGAGGATAAGAAGCCAGGTCCAGGTCGGCGGCTGGTGCGGTTCTCACTGAAAGATATTTTGCAATGGGAACATGATCATCGTAAGACGTGCAACGGACAGCGGACGCAACGAGCGCAGTAGAACGATAATGGCGGCCCCGATCAAGTTTGTGCAGAAATCGGAACCGCCATCAGTAAGCCACCCTTAGCTTAACTCACCCTCCCTTGGGTGTCAATATAAAGGCGGCGGGAGATCTTCGTGACATGCATAATTATAATCTCTTCGATAGGTCAAGGCAAGGGCAAAGCCAAAAAGGCTATGAAATAGGCGGTATGCTGGATCGGCCTGTAGAGCCAATTGGTGGGAAATCTTCCCAAAATGCTTGTTTTGCAGCTCAAGCCGCCATACAAGCGGGCTGGCGGGATCAGCCAATCGCAATTAGTCGCGAGGTGGCAAGATGAGAAATCAAATCCTCTGCGGCGATTCGCTCACCATCCTCAAGACTCTTCCCAATGAGAGTGTGCATTCCATCGTTTGCGACCCACCTGCAGGAATTAGTTTCATGGGCAAGGACTGGGATGGAGCAAAAGGCGGGCGTATTGCCTGGATATCCTGGCTCTCTGAGGTCATGACTGAGGCACTGCGAGTCCTCAATCCCGGTGGTCATGCGCTGGTGTGGGCGCTGCCGAGAACATCACATTGGACAGCGTGCGCACTGGAAGATGCGGGCTTCGAGATCAGAGATAAGCTTTATCACATCTTCGCCAGCGGATTTCCCAAGTCGTATGACATCGCAAAAGGCATCGAGGGTATTCTGATGCAGGGAAGTGCCAACTGGACCGATTGGAAGCACTTACCAGGCGAGCGCCAAGAGGGTGAGAACGTCGCGTATGGCATGACACGCACCAACGCGGAGACGGGCAACAGGCCGCGTACATACGTCAGCACAGGGGCATTTGAGTTAGATGCTACCACTGAAGAAGCAAAGAAGTGGAATGGTTGGGGCACGGCATTGAAGCCAGCAGTCGAAGAGTGGATCTTGTGCCGTAAGCCTCTCTCTGAATCCTCGATTGCTCGCAATGTGCTGGAATGGGGCTGCGGTGGGCTGAACATCAATGGATCACGAATCGCGGGGGAAATCTGGCAAAGATCAACACCCTATAAAGATGATATCCGCAATGGACATCTCCATGCAGCAAAGGAGCAAAAAACCTACGAAGTAGGTCCACAACAAGGAAATGGATTAGGGCGCTATCCTGCACACCTCCTACTCTCCCATACCGAAGAGTGCCAGCCCGGTGCGTGCGTTGAGGGGTGCCCTGCTCTGGAATTGGATAAACAGAGCGGGATACGTAAGTCTGGCGTGCTTACCTTAGATCCCTGTAGCCCTAGCACCAGGAATGCATATGGGGAGTATGGGCAACGCAGTTTGACAACCTATGGAGACGAAGGCGGCGCAAGTCGCTACTTTACCCAATTCTACTACGCTCCGAAAGCCAGCACCGCCGAACGCAACCTTGGATGCGAGACGCCTAACATGCACCCAACCGTGAAGAATCAGCAACTTATGCGCTGGCTCTGCCGCCTCATCACTCCACCACAAGGAATTGTCTTGGATTGCTTTGCTGGCTCTGGAAGCACCGGGGTAGCAGCCATTGCAGAGGGCTTCCATTTCATCGGCATTGAACTCGATCCCGAGTACGCCGCGATTGCCCAGGCCAGATTGAACTACGCAATAGCCGAATATGAGGCAGAGGCAAAGCGAGAGAAGCAACTGGCGCTCTTCGACGTTCCCATAGTGAAGAAAACAACACCACCGAAGCCCATCACACGCGAACTGTGGGAAGTGGAGGCAGTAGGATGAAATCAACACAGAATATCGATGCAGCCCGCCTCCTTCATGACGTGGACGCCGTGCGCATCTCGCGTGGTGTCACCTGGAATCAGGTCTTCCACCAGACATGGATCACCAACCTCTCACAGGTCAGGCGTGGATTGAAGCCACTCTCTCTGACTAATGCGCACAAGCTGGCCGAGTGGGCAGGGCTGGACCTGCGCCAGTATGAGCAAGAGGTGGCGGTATGAGTTACTTCAAGTGTGACAATTGCCGTACTCCCATCATGCGCTATCTCAATGGCGTCTGGACCTGCCTCAACTGCCTGCTTTTTGCAGCAATCTACAGCAATCGAGACGATACTGAGCGAGTCCGGTTGCTGGCATTGGCAGACAGCACAAAGCAGGCGAGCATCAATCAGCGCGCCAGGGAGCGCGGCATGTGGGTAGTTGAACGAGGAGATGCAAGATGAATCTTTTTCTCACCCAACTGCATCTCTCCGCTTTCGTCCCGCTAGAGATCCGCGAGTTGCAACGCCAGGGCGGCCCCTCGGAGTGGCATTTCGAGGCAGTCAGCGAACTCTCACAACTCATCGCAGAGAAGGGGGATAGCTTCCAATTCGGTGGTAAGAAGGGCGAGGCAGCCTCCTACATGGGCAAACTCACTGAGGCACTGGCAGTTATGGCATTCATCCCCGGCGGCGTGACCGCGTTCGGGTTGCACTTTGAGGCAGAAAGTGAGGCTCAGCAATGACCTACACCCAACCCTCGCTCTTTGATGCCGTATCCGAGCAGCCAGCAAAGAAACCCGCAACATGTCACTTCAGAGGGTGTGCAGAGCCTGTAGTTGGCTCATCCACGGTAAAGCGGGATGGCTACGTATGTAAGTGCCACAACGATATTGAGTGGGCAACTGCGCTATCTCGTGGCAACGATGGCTACTGGAGAAAGTTTGGGCAGTGCTGGCTTGATGAGATGGAAGGAAGAGAGCCAATGAGCAACATCCTCACCAGAGCAGCACTCGACACACTGCTCCTTGCGAACGGATGTGCGACATCCGAGTTCCAGCACAAAAAAATCCATACGAAGCAGGGTGAGACGTATGGCTACGTTGTTTCCACCGTCTATGCAGGCAAGCCTATCAGGCTCGGACGATGGGACGAACTGAACCAGCATGGCCCTGCGCATGTGCTGGAACTGATAGTCAAGAAAATCTCAGACGAGAAGCGAAAGGCGGTCAGCGCATGATCACTACTACCCCCGATGTCCTGACCTGGCACAACATCTACTCCTGGGCAGAGAGCCTGCCCGATACATGGACTGCTCGCCCCGGCTCCTGCATCGAGTGCCCAATTGCGCAGTATCTGAATGACGTGGCGGCGTCGGCTCAAGATTGGATCGTGGGCACTGACGCCGCGGTACTGGACATGGACAGCAGCCAAACAGAGAAAATCGACATGCCGCGTTGGATTGCTTTCTTTATCGACTGCGTGGACGTACACAGCCAGCCAATCAGCAAGGCCCGTGTGCTTGAACTCCTTGAGCGCTGCAAACCGGGGAGTGAGGCCAGCCAATGAAGCATCACATTGTCAAGCGCTTCAACTTTGAGCCAGTGGCAGGCCGCGTTCAGGAGATGATTGAGACGCAAATCGCCTATGCACTCTCCGATCTCTCGCGGGAGAATCGACGGGCGATGAAGCCAACGAGCATCACGTTTCAGACCATCGCAGGTGAGACCTATATGGTGCTCGTTGCCGATCCTGTTGCCAGTGACTACGACCGCGCCATTGTGGATGCAATCAGGCGTATTGAGCACACGATCAACCCGCCTATCACGACACACTAATTATTTTCGCAGGGGGATGGCATGGATATGTATTTTATCGAGATTAATCGAGATTTACCATTGCACAACAAGATTAAACGTGGTATACTATCAGGGTATCCACTGAAAGGGGGTACGTATGGCCGTTGTGACCGACGAATTATTCACCGTAGAGGAGGTAGCTCAGAAGCTGAAGCTTCATACGGATACAGTCAAACGACTTCTGCGAACTGGACAACTAACCGGATACAAGATCTTGAGGGAATGGCGAGTCAAACAGTCAGACCTGGACAAGTTTATGGAAGACAGGATCAACAAACCGCAGGAGTAAACATCAGCTTTTCAGTAGCGCATCCGTGGCCTACAGTTTCTCAGGCCTTAAGCCACGGACGTTGTTCACGCTACCTTATTGCCTATTATCTCACCTTGCCCAACACAAAGCAACATAAGCCAACACTTGGGCGACAGTATGATAGGCAAGGGGTAGTTGGGAGGGATTCACTATGAATAAGCCATTCACCGAACTACCAGCACCTAAACGTACACACCGTCTCTCTATTGTTGCGGTGTGGAACCCCATTGATCCTCCGACCATGCAATGTGAGCACACCGGATGCAAGCAGGATGACCTTGAAGAAATTAGTCAATGTCCTGTCTGTGGGCGCTGGATGTGTGAAACCTGTTTCGGTTATCAGCCGGTTATGGTTGTTCTTCCTCGAATAGATATGGACGCCGCCTGCTGCTCATTCCCTTGTTGTGACGATTGCGCAAAGCTCACCAACGAAGAGCGGCAAATCATCATGGCTCTGCGCATCAATCTGGACCAAATCTAACTCATCCCGCCAGTAACGCTGGCATAACGCACTTATCACCGGGTAACCGGTTCACGATAGAGGTACGCCCATGGAACTCACATTTGGAAGTCTTTTCTCTGGTATTGGAGGACTCGATTTAGGCTTAGAAAGAGCCGGGATGCGCTGTGCCTGGCAAGTGGAGATAGACGATTATGCGACGAAAGTCCTTGCCAAACACTGGCCCGACGTTACCCGGTTTCGAGATGTGCGAAGCGTCGGGCGCCACAACGGAAGCATTAGCACCTGCTATTATCCCCTCGCTCCTGTTGACTGTCTCATCGGAGGCTTCCCTTGTCAGCCCCATAGCCAAGCAGGCGAACGCAAAGCGAGCTCGGACGAGCGGGATCTCTGGCCAGAATTCGCCCGGATTATTCGCGAGATTAAGCCCACTTGGGTCGTGGCTGAGAACGTCCTGGGACTTCTTAGCAGCGAGAATGGCGCATTCTTCGGCGGTGTTCTCAGGGACCTGGCCACGCTCGGGTATGATGTGCGATGGCAAGTGCTATCGGCTACCCAGTTCGGCGCGCCACACCTCAGAGAACGAGTCATCATTGTGGCCCACACCAGTGGTGCCGAATGGTGGCAGAGTACCGAAGAATGGGGCGATGTCGCTGACTGGTCGGACACCGGATGGAAAGAAGCGGCAAGTAGATCTGAACTTTGCTGTGAAGAACTGGCCTACTCCAACCGCAACAGCAGGGGATGGACGCAGCGAGCAAACCCCGGAAGTATGGCTGGCACGTGCGGAGAGGACCCTGAGAGAAAAGGGCGTTCACAATGGGATGCCGCTCAACGTGGCGGTGCAAATGAGTTGGCCAACCCCTACAGCCAGGGACTACCGGAATGCAGGGTCTCCTGCTGTATCCCGCAGGAGACGGACAATGGGACATCAGCAAGCGCTGAACGAGGAAGTAGTGCATGGACCAACTGGGCAGAGTGGGCGACTCAACCCGGAATGGGTGGAGCAGTTAATGGGCTTTCCTGTTGGTTGGACCGATATCGATGGCCTTCCAGGCCCGGTCAGAACCAGGAGGCGTGGGAAGCGCCAAGAGTGGTAACCGAGAAGAAGATAAACCGCACTGCGAGACTCAAAGGGTTGGGGAATGCGGTTGTGCCAGCATTGGCTGAATTCGTCGGACGTTGCATCATGGCCTCCGCTATGGCAGAGAGGCAGGGTGTAGCATGACTGACTCTACTTTTGAGGGCTTCCCGCTGCCTACCAAGAATTTCTTTTCAATGCCCAATGAGTTCGTCAATATCATTTCAGATATCACGAACCTGGCAGAGTTAAAGGTCATTATCTACGTTATTCGTCACACCTGGGGCTTCCATGAATACGGCAAACCAAAGGCTATCAGTGTAGATGAGTTTATGAATGGGCGTAGATTTGCTGATGGCAAAACCCGCATGGACAAGGGCACCGGCCTCTCTCATCACAGCGTGATCGATGGACTCAAGCGGGCTGTCGATCACGGATATTTGCTCTGTGATGTGGATGACACTGACCTTGCCCGTGTGAAGAAATCCTATTCCTTAAAGATGATAAGTGCTAGTGCAGATGTTACACCGGGTGAAGAACTTGCACCCCCTGAAGAATTTGCACCGGGTGCAGAAAGTTCCAAGAGGGGTGCAGAATCTTCCATTGGCAGTGCAGAATCTTCAGATCGATCAGAGAAATACACTAAAGAAAGACACTCTAAGAAATACAGGGATACGAAGGGCATATCGCAATCATCCGAAAACGAGGCATCGGCTACGCCGTCCACGCCCACTGAAAATGAAATACCCTATCAACCTGATTTCACGAGCAATGAGGAGCAAGCATCCCTCACTGAGGAATCTCCTATAGCCGAGTCATTGGGAACGGACGGCTACGAGAAGAAAGAAGACGAAGATGGAACTATGGCAATGGTTAGTGGTGCTGCTCATCGCAGTGGGGCCGCTGTTACTTCTAGCAAGCATACAAGCGCGAATCAACTTCTCACAAGTGAAAATCAACTTCATAGCGCTCAAGAGAGCCGGGCGGGACACTGTGACCCTGTTTCACCTTCAGCAACAAATAACCCAACTCCAGGCAAAGGTGGAGGAACTGGAAAGCCAGCAGAGCAACCCCAACAGCCAACGCTCTTGATTGTTGAGCCTGGTCCACTGGTGTTACCTGCCGAGTCTGCGAAGTGGTGCGCAAAAACCGCCGTCTCTCTCTCAGAGGTTCTGCGTGGGAAACGCTACACCGCCGATCAGGAGAAGAATCAGCTGCGGGCCGCGCAGAAGATGTTCACGCTCTTCCCTGATCTGACCCGCGCACAATTTGAGCCAGCCTTTGTGGACTGGGCGAAGTGGTGGAAAGACAACGGCAAGGGCATCTTTACCCTGGCAGACTTGCTAGCCAAGAAGTATGGCAGTAATGAGATACGCCTGCGCTCTACCCTCGACCGCATGGAAGCTACACAAGCAAAGCCGGTCACGCCCGCTACAGAGCAGCCACCATCTGACGAGGACGCAGAGCACGAAGCGCGCAATAAGCGTAACAAAGAGCGTAGTCGGCAAGGGGCTATTGCAGCCTTGCAGGCTCGTATTGAGCGCAATGGCAAATTTCAGCTCTACGAACTTGAAATGATGGTGGAGCGATTCGGGATGACTCTTCCACCGCATCTACTTTCACAGTATCAGGCCACCAGGCCAGTAGCCATAAACTGATAGGAGACAACTCATGCAAAAGATAATGAGCATTGACCCGCTCCACGCAAGCACAGAAATAGCTGTGGTGAACCAGAACACCATGCAAAGTGTCGGTAAACGAACCGCGCAAGAGGCCACATGGGCCTGCTCCACGTGCGGAATAATTCCGGCCTATCAGGTCCAATCAGGGGTTATCAAAGGTCTCTGGATACGCGGGCGCTGCAAATGTCAGGCAGCAGAGGAGATTGCCAGATACAGCGATGAACTAGCAGAGGTCATGCAGCGCAACCTCCGAACCAAATCCTTTGCCTGGCTTGGCAATGAGTATGCAGACCTGGACCTGAGCCTGAAAACCTTCGAGACGTTCGATCGGACTGCGCAACCAGAAGCATTTGAAGCCGCGTCAGACTTCGCTGTCGATCTGCAGGGCAATATTATCCTGCACAGTGAAGAGTTCGGAACGGGCAAATCACACTTGCTAGCCGCCATTTGCAATAAGTTGAGCAAGCGCGGCATAGCCAGTCACTTTGTCGCAGCCCCCAAGCTTTTCCGGGTGATTCAGTCTCGCATTCAGAACAATGAGCCCTACGACGATATCATCCTGAAAGCCATCTCTATCCCCTTCCTGGTCCTGGACGACATCGACAAGGCCAAGCCCTCAGAGTTTCGTGAATCGTGCTACTTCGAGATTCTGGACGAGCGTAGCAAGGCAGGCAGGCCTACCGGCGTCTCCACCAACAAAATCAAGAGTCTCGATGTCTATGTTGGCGGAGCTGGCAAATCACGATTGAGCATCGGACAAGTTGAGGTACAGATGCTCCCGAAAGACTACCGTAAACAACTCTAAGCACAAGTAGAAGAAAGGTAAACAATCATGAAAACAATTTGGAAATACAGCGTTGGCGAACAGACAAAATTCACTCTTAATTTACCAAGGGGAGCGCAGGTTCTCAGTGTGCAAGAGCAACGGGAAGAGGCGCAATTGTGGGCACTCGTTGACCCTGACGAGCAACGGGAATTACGCACATTTTGTATCTTTGGAACCGGGTGGGATATTGACGACGCAGGGTTGGCCTATCTTGGCACATTTCAGGTCCACGGAGGCACATTTGTCTTCCATCTCTTTGAAAAGAAAACTCAGGCATAAGAAAGCGAGAAATCATGAAAACCATGACAACGACACCCGCTATTGAACTTTGGACCGTCAGTGAAGTGGCAGCACGTCTGCGTGTGGATAATACCACTGTGCGCCGTTGGATCAAGGATGGCGCACTAGAGGCTATCACGCTGCCGCACAATGGCAAGCGCATAGCCTATCGGGTACCCGGTCGGGTGATGGACGCAATATTGGCAGAGCAGACTCAGGACGGAGGCGAATAGGTGGCTGATTTTTTGAGTGCGATTCTCCACGTAGGCGAGTTCCTGTACAACATCTTCCACGGCTTGCACCGGGCCTGGGATGCGATAGGCGGTTGGAGCGGGCTATCTTACGGGCTAATCCTGGCTGGCTGCGTGCTCGTCCTTGCCTGGACACTCAAAGCCTACTGGCCCAAGGCAACTGCCCCGATTGCAAGCGATGAGGCTGAAGAGCAGATGCCAGCGGTTACCATAGAGCAGATTGCCGCGCCATTTGCCTACGACCCGATCAAGGAGGCCGGTGAGTGGGAAGGCTATCTTGAGTTGACCGAGGAAGAGTGGGAGAACTGGCACGACCCGGAGAAGTATTTCCCACCGTCCTATAGCGCGGTAGTTGAGGCAGAGGGTGTTGTGGCGATGTATCTGAGGGGATTGAAACAGGAGCAGGAACGAGGAGAGCAGGCATGAAAGCAAGAGTGTTGGCTGAAGGACAGTTCCATGGTCAGATTGCAGAAGTCATCAAGCAGGATAAGCATGGCAACTACAAACTCGCGACCAAGTGGAATGATGATCTTCCCTATCCCGCGTGGTTTAGCCCGAATGAAGTCGAGATTATTGAAGAGCAGAAGCAGGAAGAAGAAGCGAAGCATGAGCCACTTTGATTGACTCGACATCGATTCATCCGGTCGTTGAGAGAGCCGTCTAGAATGCCCATAGCGCCGAGTGGATTTTGGAACATCTCATGATAGGGCAAAGAGGCGCTTCACGGGCTGGCGATGAAAAGGAATCGATTTTCTGATGGTTGTAGCGCCGTATCCCTACGGCAGATTGTGAAAAAGCATGAATAGTTGGCCGATATGGCTGCTCATTTTCGCGTTGGTTGTGCCTTGCGTGCTGTACGCGATGGCACGTGATGAGGAGCCGGATGATGAAGGCTGGTATTGGTAGCCTCAGGTTGGCTGAGGAGTGTCAAGCATAAAAACGGGAGGTGGCCACGCCTGATTTCGAGCAAAAGGTGGCCAAGTACTCCCCTCTTCTTAACGATTGAGGAGGGCAAATGGAAAAGGAAATTCTTACATGAACGTAAAAGAGCGTGTACGACGCATGATGACCGGCGGTGGTGATGCAAACACCGCTGCCTTTGCCACCGGCTTTGTTCTGATCGTGATGCTGATTATTGCCGTGATTGCCCTATTCCTGGATATCGTGTATATCACTATGGTCTGGGATGGCTTACCCAAAGGCTTTTTGCAGATCGTTGCAGCCGGCGGCGCGGTTCTGGTAAGCCCGGTGGTTATCCTGATCTTGCTGGCTAAGTTATTCTACTTCCGTTCAGGCGGTCAACTCATCTTTTCCTACTTCGCTTTCGCGGTAGATCTGGCGTTCGCAGGGCTCAATACCTATTGTGCATTCCAGATTGCCTGGCATGATGAAAATGCGTTCGTCGTTGGGTGGCGTAGTCTCTCTACCATCATGCCCTGCGCGATCCTGATGCTGCTCTCTATCCTCCTCATCCTTGACCCGAATGCCAAGCGTCGCAACAAAGAGCGCGACCATACTGAGAAAGAGCGCGACCTGGAACTGAGGTTCCAGCACGAAGAGAATGCGCGCAAGATGGCATTGCGTGAACTGCAAGCTGAGTTTGAAGCGACGAAGCAAGAGGCTGCCATAGAGGTGCGTGCGGAGGCGTTGGAAGAGTACAAAAGGATGCTACGAGAGGAATTATTAAACGATCAGACACGCGCTGTCCTGCGCGAAGGAGCCCGACGATTAGGTGAGACAGCGATCTATGACCTGACTGGACTGTCCCGGCCGAGTGGTCACACCTCGATCTCGCCCGCATCTTCCAGTCCGAGATTAGAGCCACCGAAGCAACCGTCTGCTCCACAGCCATCCTTTGCTGATGAACTGGCAGACTCGGTCATACCCGCAGCAAAAAGTCCAATTACTGAGGATTTGTCCCCTTTACCAGTAGCCCCGGAGAGGTCGAAAAACGGGGCGCATTAGCACCGGCACTGGCAATAAAAAATATTGCCGATTCGAGCGTAAATGGCAATAAAAATGGGGGTGACGATGCAATAAAAAGTATTGCCGCTCCCCTATCTGCCGGCAATAAAAATGCATTGCCGGCACTACTTGGGAGAGCAGGACGAGTACACACGGATGACGATGTTGACGACATTCTCAGGACGATGTTACGCGACGGCAAAGCTCCCTATGGCAAAGCTAGGCAACAGTACAATTATCGATTTCACGTGCGTTTAGCGGATATAGCGGAAAGATTAGTACAAGATGGAGGAACGTTACATGAAAGATTTAGAAGTAGATCATTCTGGCGAGAGTGGAGCACAAGGACTCAGCAACCACTCAGCACCGGGTTCTATCGCCTCATTGCCTAAAGTGCCGGCAGTTCGTCAAAAGGTGCTCTTCTACACGGCACGCAATACTTTTATTGCCGAAAGAATTGCCGATTCGAGCGTGGAAACTATGCCGGCAATAAAATTTGATGCGTTCATTTCTTCGCTTTTCGGGAGCATTCCTGACATCGATCGCGAGGCCTGGGCACTTGCTGATCGTATCTACGCCTTGAACGCGGCACTTTCTCAGCAGCAAGTGCGCATCAACGATCAGCAGATCTATATCAGACTGGATTTATTGCCATCAGGCGACCTGCTCATTTCGGCAATAAATCCCCAGGAGTCGGCAATAAAAAGCGAAGAGTCACTATCAGATGGAGCGGCATAGGAGGATCGATCATGGGGAATGAGATTTTACACTTGGTATTCCGTTGCGGGGAGTGCGGCAGCGATATGTCTCGCACTGGCGAATCGGACGCACTGCATGACTTTTATCAGTGTACTGCGGGCCATGTCTACCGTAAGCCCCGCAGGCGGCAAAACAATCCGAGGAGTTCACGCCCGCAGCCATTTCGACGCGGGCCAAATAACGCAGCGTAGGAGTTGAGATGTTTGTTGATCGGAGAAAGAAAGCTCGTGAATTGGAAGCGTTGGACAAAGGCGTCCGGCGCAAGCCGCTAGATCGCGAAGTGAACAGAGAGGCCATAGCAAAGCTTGTTTTCTGGCTAACTGTGTTCGTGCTCGTCCTACTGTTCGCGCTGTTCTGGACGTGGCCGGGCCTTGTCCAGTATTGAGAGAGGAGACATTATGGGAGAGTACCTGTACGTCTGTGAGCATTTCCACGCAGGAAATCACTTCAGAGCCCTGACACCGGCTATAGAACAGGACGCAGATGGCATGATCCATGAAGTAGACGCCTTGTGTTCCTGTGGTGGGAATGCCCGCAGAGTGCGCCAGGATGACGCCTTGATGGCCCTGCCTGCTGAGGATCTGGTCGGGCAGCCATTGCCGAGCCGAGAGACGGAGAAATTGCGATGAAGATTGAACGAGCATTGCTTTTGAGCAGTATAAGGCAGGCAGGATCTTGGGAGGGAACAAGATACACGTTTTTTGGTCTACCCATGATGGCTAAACAATACCGCTTCCTGGTTACTGATAATCGGGTCTCGGGTAAGGGATTACTTCTCGAAATCTCCTGTACACGCCGAGAGGATGTGGGTGGGAAAATGGCAGATGTCGTTTCACCACCACATGTAAGCGAGTCTTTTACAGATTTGGATGAACTGCATGATTTCCAACAGCGCTTCCAGATCGATGACGAGAACTGGTACCCAATAGAAGAGTAGTTTGATGCTTGATGGGGAGCGTTAAGGAAAGGACTTCATTATGAGCAGTAGCGTCCACCGTCGTTCTTTCGGAGCGTGGCTCTATGGCCTGTTCAATCGGCCATATCGTCACGTGGACACCGGATGGATAAGAAAAGAACCTGTAGAGCAACCCGTAGCACAAGCACCTGTACAGCCACCTATAGTGCAACCGACCACAACTGTGTATCCTGTCCTGCCGCCTCGTCCCTATGTGAATGGCGATAGTGTGCGAACCTACCGTCATTCACACCCGGTGGGACCGACCGTTGCCCCGAAGATCGTCCACCTAACCGAGCTCCCAAAGGAGCAATACTTCCAGGCCACAAATGGCATGAGTAAAGAGACAATCCAGAATACCAATACCCTCAAGCGACTCTCGCCTGAGATGTTCCCGCCTCAGATCTCCGGGCAGATCCCGGTTGCCTCTGGCATGTTGCCAAACAACAAGGAAATCATGGAACGTGCCCGCCTGGGACATTCCACACACCTTGAGCCAGTGCCACCAGGGCAGGTGAGCCAATCGTTGTGGATAGAGCATCCTGCCGAGCACCCGCCCGTATCTGCTTTTCTTGGTGATCCAAACAGCCATACGAGCCCGCTGCATGGGACATGGAACGCTGAAGAACAAGTACCACCAGTTACCCCGGAATGGCTCACCGAGGAGCCGACACTGCCAACAAGGCCATCAGGCTACTTGCTAGCAAAACAGCAGCACCCAACGCTCTATTTCTGGGAGCAATTCACACAATTGGCAGAGCAGCGTAAGAGCGAGGAAGAGACACCAACAGCCCAGGTACCATCCGTGATGAGACAACGTGTAGAGCGACGATATAAAGAAAGCGAGTGAGCCCATGAATGTTCGGCAGCAAGCGGGGCAGGCTGTTTTTGCTCCTCTCGCTTTGCCAGTATTGCCTACCTATTTTCGGTTTTTAACATACAAACTGCACATACATAGCCTGATTGCCCGTGATATCGAAGAAGATCCCTCCATGTGTGAGCCAGATGTCGGCTATGCTCGTTGGCCACCAGAGGGACCAGATCCGGTGATAGCCGAGATGGAGACGGACCCGGAGACGCGGGCGAGTGAGCAGACATTGCGGGATCACAATGCAACGAAGCCGATCTGGCAATGGGAATATGTCGAATGAGGAAAAGACCATAGAGAGACTGCTGCAATGGTGGTCTCTCTATTTTGTGGCTTGACAAACCGTGACAAATCGGGTATTTAGTTTAAAAAGTGTTTTAGTCGAAAGAGAGGCAACCATGCAAGAATTGGATACATTCATCGAAGAGACACCACTGGAAGAGTTGGACGTAGTAGAACAGCCAGAAGTGAGCCCTGTCCCTGTTGTGAGCGTGCTGGATATGCCCGTTGCACGTCTTCAGATCGTCCAGACTGGCGAGGTCATGAGAGAGGGCTATCCTACTCGCCCGGATGTAGAGCCGACACTTGCTCAGAACAGTGATGGTCTCTGGCTTATCACGGTGCGACGACAGGGAGAACACGGCAAGTTTGGAGTGCCTTATATTGGCTCAGAGATCCTGCTAGCAGATGCTGAGATGGGCTTCGTTGTCGTGTTAGTGGCGTATCATGGCACGGAGACGTATGGTAGGAAGCGCGATAAGCACGTCTCAAAAGGTCAGTTCTACCGTTTCTATCGCCAGATTGAGACGGGGGAATGGCAGCGCCAGAACTGGCAGAAATTGAATGATGAGACACGTCAGATGGTGCTCGGACTGGAAAAGCCGGAATGGGCGCGCAAGCCTGGGAAGCTTTCCAGTGAGCGCAAACCACCGGCAAAAATGGTCGAGATGGTCTCCTATAAGGTCGTCAGAGTGATAGGCGGGCGTTACTACTCGCTGTATAAGCCTGATGTGGAGTATGTTCTGGGCCAGCGCATGAAGCAACCGGCAAGGCCTGGACATGCCGGGGGATACTTCACGTTTCCAACGAGTGAGATGGGAGTAAAAAATCTGGAGATTTGGACACACTGTCTGCCATTTCACGATGAGATAGAGACGCCTGAGTTAGCGCTACTTGAATGTGAGATAGGCGGAAAAGTAATTTCGTATGGACATAAACTTTGCTCCACATATCTTTGTCCAATACGAGTCATCAAGGTTGTAAATAGAGACTCGCATGCGCATTGCCACGTGTAAAGCCGACTCGTGGTATAATGAAGAGGTAAATGTTTTGCCCTGGCGCTGCTTGCGACGGCCCAGGGCGCGACGATAAGCATAGGAGGCTTACCGTATGGACACTATATCTCACATTGCCCTCAAGAACAACCCCAAGTATTATGTTTATGCCCTGTCTTATCCCGAATCTATGGGCGGCCATGTCTTCTACATAGGCAAAGGTAAACGAAACAGAATTTCCTCCCACGAATGGCAAGCTAAAAAAGGTGCCAAATCTTATAAGTGCAATGTTATCCGTAAAATTTGGGCGCGTGCGGAGAATGTTGTCAGGTCAATACTGGCATTTTTTGAGACGGAGCAAGAAGCCTACGAATATGAAAAAGCACTAATTTTCTTCATGGATGGACTTACAAACCAAACAGACGGTGGAGATGGGACATCTGGATATATTCCCACAGATGAACTTAGACAAAAATGGAGTGAAACACGAAAGTCCAGTCCAGCCTATCAAGAGGCGCGCCGAAAGTTGGCAGAGTCGCGCAAAGGTTCAAGGCACTCAGAGGAGACACGGCAGAGGATGAGTGAATCAGGCAAGAAGAAACCCCCTCTGACAGAAGACGCACGTCGCAAAATTGTCGAGGCCAACACTGGTCGCCATTTTCCAAAGGAATTTGGGATGAGAGTAGCCGAGCGGAATCGACTTCGCGGCCCGACTTCAGAAGAAACACGGCAAAAAATGAGCGATGCGCACAAGGGACAAAAACGCCCGCCGCGCTCAGAAGAATGGCGACGCAATATGCGCGAGTCCCACATGAGGCGTAAATTAGGGCTAGTAGTAAAGGAAATGGAAACCAAGTATTGCGAACATTGTGGAGATCCATTGCCGCCTCAGCCAGCTAACGGGCGACGATATAAATATTGTCATCCCCCTAAAAAGTGTAAATACCTCGCTAGGCGGCTACGAGAGAAGTCCCACTGAGATCGGCGGTAGGATAATCAACTATGGGCATAAGCTCGCCAGTACGTATCTTTGTCCGATTCGTATACTGGAGATCCGCCAACGATCGTGAGGGGAATGAGAGACCACCACGAGGGGCCAGGCTGGTTGTGCTCTGGCCCCTTTTTCGTAGAGAGCGCCGGGAGCGATTCGCGATGTTCTATCTTATACAGACGCGTTCTTTCTGGGAATATGAAATCCGGCAACAAAAAAGAGCAAACGGAATACAAAACGTCTGCTCTTTGAGCAACTGTCATGCTCAAGGGATGAGACGTGCATCGACCGAACAATCTGAAAAGTGGGAAGAGGCGACCTTGTAATGTGCGCCTCTTCATAGGGATTTAGGGTGGCAATGGGAGTTGCCTCTACCTACATAGACACAATCACGTCGAAAGTATGACAATTCCCTGACATTTTTGGGACTTTTGGGTAAGTGGGCAAATTGGCATGAGAAACACTTGACAATTAATCAGATTTATATTAGAATACTAATAGACAAGAAACACAAATCAAGGAGAAGAAAAATGGACCTGCGAACTGCTTTAAAAGAGACGGGCATTGCTGAAGCCACCGTGAATAGTCTTGTTTATACCGTCACTGATGACAATGCTGATGAGAGCAACGACTTCAAGGACTTTGCTCTTGCTATTCAGGTTGGCGCAATGCCACCGCATTCTACTAAATTTTATTCCACTCTTGATGAGATTGAGCAGGCATGTTCTGATCTCGAATGGAGCGCTGTGGAACCGGAGGAAATCTAGTGGCTGGCAAAGGAGCCCCAGAGGGCAATCAATACGCAAAGAAGGAAGAAAAAGGTCGGACTATCAGTCTCTACCTTGCCGGTGATGATTTTGCCCTTATCCGTCAGATCCTGCAGGATCGAGGCGAGGATAGTTCGGACGAGAAGTGTGTTGAGTTAGCAAAAATGGCTGCTAAAAGTGGCGTTTATCAGTTGGTGATAGCCAAGAAGAGTGAGAACGATCAATCACTTGAAGCAGCCATGCGCGAGACGGTTGATCGACTTTTTAATATGGTACGAACTAAAAAAGAGAATAAATTGTTCTATACCATTATTCTCTATCGAAAGCACTGCAATGATCTTGTTGAGGTGCTCCACCCCGAGGAGAAGTTGGCAGAAGTCTCCTTTAATGAAAAATCGTATCCCGTAGAATGGTACACATCAGTAGACGGGTTGGTCTACGTAGATTGAGGAGGTCCATTTTGACTACACCTAAACTCGTGATATTTGACGTGGATGGCACGCTCCATGCTACTAAATCAGGTGGACAATTCCGTGAAACCGCTGATGATTGGGAGTGGATGCCAGGACGGCTGGAGAAGCTAGCCCAACTCAGAGAGCAGGGCGCGATGATCGCCTTATGCACTAACCAAAGAGGCGTGTGCTTCCCCTGGTCCAAGTTCACTGAGGAGCAAATACAGATGATGCTTGATGCCTGCGCTGCTGAGATCGGAGCATCTATCGTCAAGGTCTCGTATGCCAGCACTCACGCTAAGGCACTGGACAAGTATCGTGTGGCAGTTGATGAACGCAGTAAACCTGCTGGTACGATGGTTAAGGAGATCCTGGATGAGACCGGCATCGCAAAGGAAGGTGCCTTGTTCGTTGGGGATCGAGACGAAGACAAGGCCTGCGCAGAGGCGGCGGGTGTTGCGTTCCAGTGGGCGAAAGATTTCTTCGAAGATCAGCAATAACTCTGATGTTTTTCAGTAATCCTCTGATGCCAATCGGGGCGGAAGAGGGTACGATTGAGAGGGCAAATGCCCAGGAAGGAATAAGACATGCTTCAAGACCAGGAAAGACTTAATGCTGTACGTAAAGCAATCGACGAATATCGCGTTCAGATCCCCAATGAGGTACATCGCGATGCCGGAAATATTCTCAGAGCGCTGGCGTATATTGATGCGGCGAGACACGAGATGATTATCAATCAGCATGACCCGTTTCGCAATGAAGCAGAGAAACGGATTAAGCAATTTGAAATTGAGTTATACGAGTGGTGCGCCGCAGGGACATCTAGCCCTCGGATCGGTTATGTACCACCAGAGTCATAATGGTTCCATAGCATAAAGAAGCCTCGGTAGTGCTACCGAGGCTTCTTTTCGTTTTCTTACATCACACACCTCTCAGCGCTCTTCAACGACAGCCGAGTATGGATGATATGTACTCAGTATACCACACTACTCAGGTTGTACTGCTGGCATGCTTTGCGATGCCGTGAACAGTGCCGGATCAGGGGCTGCGCTTTGCACAACCACAGGCTGGAGATAGGCTTGCAATGCCTCGCTCACGGCCTGTTTGATGGCTTCCTGGCTCTGGGTGTAGGTCACGGCTGGCAAGTCTTTCTGTCCCTCTGCCCTCGCTGCGTCCAGGAGTACTGAGAGCGGTATCTCACCCGATGCTTTGAAGTACTTGGAGAGCACGGTAACGCCGACGAGAGCGCCCTCTCCGACCACTGAGATGATAAATGAACGCCAGTCAATAATCTGCCCATTGGTGAGCAGGGCAAAGCCCGCGATAGCCATATTGAGTACAACAGCGATAGCCACGTACTCAATGAGGCGCATCGTGGCGCGTTCGGCAGGCGTCTTGTCAGGCGGGACGACTACCTGAGGTGTGACGACAGGTGGTGTTTGCGTCATCCCGATATCCCCAGTTTCGCGAACAGATCAGCTATCGCAATGTTGGCCGTCTTTGCACTCGCTAGCACTGCGGGATTGACGCCTCCGTTGCCCAGTGTCAGCCCTGGAATGAGCTTCAAGAGTTCCGGGTTATCGAGATGCGCGATATAGGCATCCTCTAGCCCAGGCTGGCTGTCAAGCGCATGCGTTGGATCGTAGACCAATACCATGCGCTCAAAGATTTGCACCACTATCTTGACGCCCTTGATGGTCAGAGAGAGTTCGCCAGTCAGGGGCAATCCGGGCAATGGCAGGCTTTTACCATCAGGAGAGAGTTGCTTGTACAGGCCAAGGATGCCAAATGCCACGGTTTTCTTGTTCTGTTTGCAGGTCCACACGTCGCCTTTTTTGTTGGCGCTGTACCATGAGTCAAAACCAGGAGTAGAGGGTGAGTAGGTTTGCACTGAGGTATCCTCTCCAGTCTTCAGATAGTTGAACAATTCCGACCACGGGTAGTTCCCTGGACAGCGTGCCCGCGAGATAGGGCTGATATCCTTGTGTCCGATGATCCCGCCCGCTGCGTCACCTGCGCGCATGGGGATGTTGTGCCGCTCGCAAATACCCTTGATGAGTTTGAATGAGGCCTGCTTCTGCGCATCGGTCAGCGGCGTGCTGTTATCGTCGGTAGGATCAACGTGCTCAATGCTAATGGTGAGCAGGTTCAGGTTGATGTTTGTCGGAAGAAATGGGGCGTGGCCTTGCTGAAGCACACCATTTGCGCCCGCGCCATCGCTTTCTGAGACACACTGAACTATCGTGCCATCTTGACCGACGATATAATGTGAACTGGCCTGATTCGGATCGTGCTGGAAGAAGTTTGCTATGTTCTGAGGCGAGCCTCCACTCGCCGTTTTATGTAGCACAATCCATTTTGGTTTGTTACCCCAATAGCCGGGGAAGATATTGTTTGCCGGGACTGGCATTTGAATCGCCCCAGACTGACCTGCTGACATAGTATCCTCCTAAAGTGGATTAAAAAGTGGGAATATGGTAAAATGTAGGGGTAATAATGTTTTGCCCCTGTAAGTGCTGATAACACTCCAGGGGCGTGATGATAGCATTGGAGGTGCTACCATGAGTGACACTATACCCCAAGACATCCCCAAGAAGCAATGCACTACTTGTCTGGTATACTTCCCTGCCACTACTGAGTATTTTCATGTAGGAAAAGACACCTTGTATGGATTGAGAAACCGGTGCAAACGTTGTCAAAAAGATCATGATAGATCTAGATATCAGGCGCGCAAGGAGTCTGCTCAGGATATCCCACTTCCTGGTATCCTGTTCTGTCAGCAATGCAAGACAGAGCAACCTATAGATCGCTTCCACAAAAACCCCACCGGAAGATTTGGGATGGCGTCGCGTTGCAAAGATTGCGCTCAGGAGAGCACAGAAAACTATTACAAGTCCCCCAAGGGGCATGCTGTGCGCAAGATCTACAATAAGCAAAGATATGCAGAGAACAAAGATATCCAAGGAGCGAACCACAAGGTTTGGTACAAAAACAACAGAGACTATGTGCTGGCAAAAGATCGGCAGTTTAGGAAAGACCATCCCGAGATCCTGAGTATGCGATGGAAGCGTTGGGCAAAAACAGAGAGAGGATACGAGCGATGTCGCATCCGCGTGCGCAATCGACAGGCAAGGAGAAAAGGAGCGGGGGGCAACTATGTCTATGCTGATATAGAGAAGCAATACAACCAGCAAAAAGGCTGCTGTTATTATTGCAATATTAAGATAGGAAAAGGCAAGAGCGCCTATCATGTCGATCACATTGTTCCCATTTCTCGTGGAGGCTCGAATGATCCATCAAACCTAGTTCTGGCCTGTGCTAGTTGCAATTTAAGCAAGGGAGACAAACTCCTTTCTGAATGGCCTCAGGGTGGCAAATTGCTCTGATTGTGCCAGGACAGGGCCGAGTAGTGCCATGATAAGTGCTGCGGTCATATGCTCCTTTACCTCGTCGTTACCACGATTATCGTGATGATGATGCTGATTACCCCGACAAGCCCTGCAATCACGCCCATCACAGCCGACAGGTTGCCACGCATATCAACGCTGCCTGCTCGTGTGGTTGCTACCTGCTCAGTAGCGCCCAACTTGATTGCTTCAATAGCAATCAGTCGGTCTTTGATATCCGTGATTTTGTCGTCACTGGCCCGGTTGGATGTGGCCAGTAACGTTTCCAGGGCCTTAATCCGCTCTAAGGCGGCTGTTTCTAGTTTCGCGATAGACTCCCGGAAGAAGTTGGTTTGTGCAGCCCCGGCTTCTTTCTGAGCTGCCAGAGCTGCGTTGAGCGCGTTGGTCGTGTCCTGCTTTTGCTCGGCTGTGCGGGCGTCAAGCATGTTAAATCGTATCTCAATCCTGACGAATCGCTCCGAAAACAGAGCGTCGAGATGCGCTATTTCTGACAAGATCAGTTCCCGCAGCATCTTTTCCATGCGTGCGCTCGCTTCCGTGGTCAGTACGGTTGGATCAGGAATAGGGCGAATATCACCCTGCCGGCTGTCGGGTGCCTGGGTCATGCTCTCACCTCTGGCATGTTACCTCCTCTACGGGTTTGTATAAATCTCAGAGCACGCCTATTCTCCGATGATCGATATTGTTGCTGAGACGGATGTCTCTTCAAAGGTCGAGACATCCAACTGCACGCGATCGCCAAATACTAATGCTGTTGCAAGCCCTGCGCCAATCTCCAGCGAAATCATGCCCTCTGCCGGTTGGCTTCTCACAAGTGGAAAAAGCGTATCGAATGCATCTAAACGTGATAAGGTGAATGTCGCACTGCCGGTCCAATCGACTGCTGTCACGTTTAAGGCCACCCAGAGCCTGCTGTAGGCACTGACATCGAGCACGCCGGAAGTGCTGCTGGTTGCGTCTACCAATGTGTCGCTATAGATGGTTGCCATGATTTTCTCCTTTAGAGCAATGTTGATGCTCCGACCGAGTAAACTGCACTATTTGCGTTATTTGCCACTACCTGCACACGCCAGGTGTGCGGAAGCGTGTCGTTTGCAGAGACATTTGCCGTTATCGTCGCGCCCGGAAAGACCGTGTAAATGTTGGTGCTATTGGTCGTAACTGCCACGCCTGCGAGCAGCGTATAGTATTTGCCTGATGCGACATCCTTGCCCTGGATGGTAAGTGTGACGTTTCCGGTCCCTACGGTTGTCATATCCAGCACGACCTTGACTCCGCGCGCGTCCACGTTGGTGAAATCGGCGCTGGTCTGGGTGGTCGTGCGGGCAGCCGAAGCCAGGATAGTGCTGTCAGCGCCTGCACGAGAAACCAGCCAGGGCGTCGTATTGGGCGTGTTGCCCGGTTGGACTGTCCATGCGCCTGCCTGGTTGGCATTGACCACGCGTGGGCCAAGGGTGAACGGCAGCGCGTAGGCATTCACAGTCACATTTCCTGCTGAAGTACCGCTGGTACGGCAGCGCACCGTCTGGAGTCCCGACGCATTCGCTAGTTCGTAGAGGTGCGTGGTGGTCGTCACAGATCCTACTGCTGTGAGAGCAACAGTATTCGTGCCGAACTGATTCACCCAGAGCGGATCGTAGTTCGCGTTTGGCCCGGCGCCCTCAAAATTCACTGTCCCGGTGAACCCGGTCATGATCACCTCGAAGAGCACGCTGCCCATGCCGGTGATCGTCAGCGGTGTCCCGTTGGCGTTGCCGGTCTGCGCATTCTGCAGTTGACCAGTCAGGACCAATGACTGGTCCAGGGCTACAGATGCGGCAGAGACGGCCCCCGAGGCATCTGTTGTGGTGTTTGGCGAGCCTTTGAGTACGACCCATCCGACATTCGGCACCCACTGCTGTGAAACTGGTACCCCTTCTGGGCTGGACTTGATTGTATTTGAGAACGCCATACGTTCACCTCCTTTATGTCAGCAAAATGCCACTAGCCAGCAGCTTCTGCCAACTGCCGGGATTGCTCAACTCACTGGCGCTTATCACATATTGATAAAGCATGGTATTGCCTGGCTGTGTGCGCACCGTTACATCGGACGAGAGGATGAGCATGGGCGCGTCAAAGATGTTCTCCTCGGGCAGGAAGACATTCAGTATCTGCCCAACCGCCAGGCCATTCCGGTAGGTCGCGAACGTGATGGTGCGCCCCTCAATGCCCCAACGCGCAATGAGTTGGTTGGCATAGGCCACTGCCGCCTGGTAGGACATATTGCGATTGCTCACATCCTCTACCGCCTCCACGATGCCCGATCCGCCCTCTTTGGCTGCGAGAAGCGCCTGCAGTCCCGCGCTCTCCACCATGATCGAGCCGGGGTAGGTGCCGGTAAACGTCACAATCAGGCGGTCGGTGCTGATGAGTTTGGGTAAGTTGTTATCCTGTGCAATCACCGAGTCATTGTAAGCAAAGTACCACTGTCCGCCTGTGGTGCCCTTTTGTTGGACTTTCTGCGCGACGTTGTTCAGGGTGATAATAGGTAGGGTTCCAGGCGCGACGGGATAGTCCAAGGTGAACGAGGTTGTTTGACTGTCCCCCTCGAAGTTGTTGGTAAATGGCGCAACAATATTCACGCCGGTGAGCCATTGGCGATTCCGGTAAAGGTCGTTGCTTACATCCACGGCAAGATTATTATCTGCTTCCAGGTCCGAGGGCAACATCAGGGCATTCGATTGCAGTATCCATGGCGCTGGAATGGCGCTTCGAGAGCGGAAATACGGCACCTTGTTGGCGTCAATCCACCAGGCATAGTTACTCTGTTTCGCGCAGTCGTTAAGTAATTCACTGATGAACTTCTGCCTGTAGTCGGCGCTGGGGATAAGCGCCCCTACGCCGATCGTATTACTGTACACGCCTATGGTCAGGTCCAGCACCTGCGGCGTCAACGTGGCATCGGTGGTTGCGAGTCGGAGCCTGGTCACAATGGTTTTTCCAGCGGTGCTGTCGCCCATGGGCTGCATCCAGAACTGATACCACCTGGCTTGCGTTGGTGTACCACTGGTAGTACCCAGATCAAGCGTTGGCCCGAATGTACGCAGTGCATAGTTGGTGGTAAGCCCGCCCGTCTGGTAGAGTCCTACCTGTCCAGCTGCGAGAGGACTGCTATCCGTATACGTCAGGGTTTGCACACCGTCGAATGAGGCGGTGATCACGCCGTCCAGGTTAGTCACGCGCACGCGGTAATACATGCCACGCTGAAAGGCAATCGTGCCGGTCGCAAGGGTGCTCTGAACCGCGCCGACTGTCTTGTAAAGCGTCATCCTGTTCTTCGTGCCGATTGACGCTTGATTATCTGCCACAATCAAGCCATAGTAGTTCTGTGCATCGACATAGTTGAAGACCATACCCGCTGCGTCCGCATAGTCCATATCACAGAAAAGATCGATATTGGCGATAGCGATGAAGTTGTAGAGATAGATGGCTGACGCGCCATTGGTCGCCACAATCCGACTATAGGCCGTGTCATAGGTCCACGTAGCCACGCCTCCGCTGTAGCCAATCGTTGAGATATAGTTGGCGCTGGTGTCGCTATTGAACCCGTCCACTGTCGGATCGGGTTGGCCGTTGAGTCCTGGAAGCGCCCCACCATTCTGGGCGCTGACATCAGTCCAGGTGATACCGTTGTCCAGGCTCACATCCACCCCGAGCGTGGTTGCGCTGGTTGGCAGATTGACATTCCATGCCACCAGGCTGCTGCCCACGCGCCCCACCGGCGTGAGCGAGAGTGCGGGATCAGGATACTGTGTCGCACGAAAGTTGGTATATTGGATCGTATCAGTGAGCGGGGCCACGGCCATCAATCCGTAACCACCGCTCGAGATCGACGCGTCTATGGTTGTCAGGAACCACGTAGCGGGCTCGGTGGTACCATCTGCCCATATGCGCCCCTGAAGCGTTGTGCCTTGCACGCGAAAACGCAGCCAATACCACGTGCCAGAGGTGACACCGAGCGCCACGTCGCCGGTGATATTGGTAAACGCCCCGCCAACCTTCTTGTTGATAGCGAGCGACGACATTTTGAGGTTGAGTCGATACCAGTTACTGTCATCCACCAGACGCAGGAAGATCCCAGAGACGCCATTGCCCAGTGGACTTGTCGGGTTGACGCGTACCACCGCCTCCATATCGGTGCCCGTCGCGCTGCCCAGTTGCACATGCATCTCTGCCGTGGTTGCCGTCGCCTGCCCGACGTTGCCGGTGATCGAGAGGGTACCTGTGCCTGAGAGCGTGTTCCACGTTTGCCCATCGGTGGAGGTGCCAAGGCCTGCCTGATTGGCACGCGTGAAGGTATCGTAACCGAGCGGCGCTGTGCTGCGTGTGCCAGTGAGCGTATAGCCACCAAGCACGGTCCAGGTCAGGCTTTTGAGATCAGGCATGGTTGCCGTGGTAGTGTTGGAGAGCGTGACTTTGATCAGGACGCTTTTACCGGTTCCCGAGGTGCCATTCGTCAAACCGGGGATAACCGCGCCATTTGCACAGGTCTGCCAGCTCCCCCCCGCATCAATGGAGGACTGGACAAGGATGGTCCCCCCGGCTGAGAGGCTCTGATCCCAGGATAGGGCGCTATTGGAAATGCCCGCAATGGCGTTGATGCTGGTTGAGGCACTTTGCCAGGTTCCCGAAAGCGCACTCATGATGCCGAAGTTATCAAAGGTCGCGGTCGAGTACCCCCCGGTGCCATTATAGAAACGTAGTCCCACATATCCGGCACTCGGGTAGGTCGAATCTGTGGCATTGATGTAGCGCGTTCCGTTGATAAACACCTGGTGACTGTTCCCGCTGACCACGACGCGCATGCGCACGCTTGTCCCCACTGAGAGCGAGATCGATGCATTCGCCACACTGGTAAAACTTCCGCTGCCTGAGGAGCTATTCGTCCCGCGCCCAAAGGAGACTTGTGAAGAGGAAAGCGTTGCCATGTAGGCAAAGGTATTGTTGTTATTGGACCACCCGGTAGTGCGCCAGACAAAGCCGATTTGCCCGCCAGTATGTGGCACGAGGACATCAGCTTCCATGGTGAAATTTTGCCAGGCACTACCCGCAAAGTCCAGGCGCGAGCGTACATCGGTAGGGCTACCAGAGGTGAGAAAGCAGTTGAATCCACTTGCACTCTGGAGCGGGGAAATTGCCCCAAAGAGTGTCTGTCCGCTCAGGCTGCCATTGTCCCAGTTCCTGGTATAGCCAAACAGCGAGATGTCCCCGCCTGCGTTGACCTGTACGTTGGTCAGTGTCCCGGCATTCCAATCAGCGGCTATGGCATAGGTCACCGCAACAGAAGAGGAGGGGCTCAACTCCAGATCGCCAGTATCCACGTTGCTGGTAGCCACCGTGTTGGTGAGCGTCCCTGCTGCCCACTCGGCCTGCGTGCTGTCGTAGCGCTGTGCATACGGAGCGGTAACACCCTCTGCCGCGAGTGCGTCCCCGATGGCATCAAAGACGATCTTACTGGCGTAGGTTGGCGTGGCGTAGAGCCTGTTCGATGTGCGCTTATCCGCGAAATACTCATTGCCCGCAGTATCAATCTGATGCTCGATCAAACTGTTGGGATAGGCGTTGTTCTTATCGTACTTGTCATCAATCACGACCCCAGAGAAGAGCGTGCCCAGTATCGGATCTTTGACGGTGATTTGCTGTCTTGCGGTATAGACAGCGTTGCCAGGATAGTCCAGCACCGTACACTGAAAGCGTTGCCTCTCGTCGGCTTTGTAGTGCAACTGAAACGAGTCTTCGTCAAAAGTGACGGGGTTGCCCGCGATGGCCACGCCGACCTGCGCAAGTTGTGTGACTCGGTAGTTATCAAAGAAAATGGTATCGCCTGCCGTTGCCGGGTTGGCATAGATACCAAACTGGCCTGCGACATTCCAATAGGTCTGATCGTAGCAGGTCAGCAGGTACCCTGCAGGCTCTGCTTGCCCGTCAGGCCATACATTGATGCTATAGGTGTAGTCGGTGACATTGACATGAATCTGGTAATTGGTGCTGGCCAGGATCGTCACCGATGCGGTAGGCGAAAATGGCGTCCCCACACAGAGGTAATTCTTGAGGAAACGTACCAGGCCATTACTGACCTCTGCGCGGATGTAGTTGCACGTATCGCTGAATTTGAGCATGATACCAGCCAGAGACGCTGCGCTGGTTGAGGAGTAACGTACAAAGAAATCAGCGTTGGTCTGCTTGGTGGTCCCCAGGATCAGGTCGTTGGAGCCGACCGCCCCCGTCACGGTGCCGCGATTGCTCGCAATGGCCAGTGTTGCGGCTCCCTCGGCACGTGTCC